TTTTTTTTCGGGAGAAATATTTTTGAAATAGTTTTAGATAGTATTCTCTTATATACTATTCTTTTATATCTCTTCTATACTTCATTCACTACCGCGAAAAATTTTTGGCGGAAATAATTTTATTGATTTCTAATATAGATATTTTCATAAGGGTTTACTATTTATCTATAATGTAATACTACCATGTACTATTAACTATAAAATTTTGGCGCGAATTTTTTTTCAGGCAATAAAAAAGAAGCTACCTTATCGCGAAAGATAGCTTCTTTAGTTGCCCGATTTTTTGGCTGAAAATCAATCGGGTTGGCAAGAAGTGTAACCACAATAGCGGTAGAAGAAAGAAATGTTGGATAGGACTATATATTCTTATAGGAGTGAATTAAAAGAATGACCGATTTACATTTTATTATTATTACTACAATCATTGAGAATATACTTTCTTCTGTATGTGATTACATGAGTTATTATATCTTATTATTTTTTAAATAGCAAATCATACCTTCCCGCGAATTTTTTCAGGAATATCATTTTAAGAAAATCGGGGAGTATATCATAGAATTATTTTCTTACAGGAATGAAAATTTTGTACCTACATGGAAGTTTTATTATCGTCATGAGTAAATTGTCATGGCATAGTAGAAACCTCTCTTAGAACGCAAATAAATGAATTTTGAAAATTGCATAATAAAAAGGAAGCACGAAAGAGCTGTAAAACGTGCTTCCTATGGGAGAGAGTGTAGTCACTAGAATATTGTATTGTTGAAAGGTGGTTAAGTATTCTTAGGAATATTGTGTGTTGGTTATTAGAAGGCAGGGAACCTTCTAAAGGGGTATAAGGACTGTATATTGATAGCAGGGAGTGAAATTACTATCAATGTGTCTTCTAGTGACTACACATATATCATACTATATTCTTTATTATTACACAAATGGAATACCTTCCCGCGGATTATTTTCTGAAAATAATTTCGGGCAAGAAAAAACCCTACAGGGAAATCTCACAAACCTGTAGGGTAATCTTGTTTTTGCTGAAGGTTGAAACGTAGAAATAACCTTCAGCTTTAGTTAAACAAAGGAGGCGAACCACAAATGAACACTAGCAACATATGTATGTGGCACACCCATATAATACTAAAAATTTCGGCGGAAGTAAATTCTTTATTTAGTATTCTTTTTCTTCACATTTAGTATGGAATTCTTGAAGCTTAGTAATATACCATTTCGCCTTGTCTAAATCTTGTACATATTTACTAGGGTCTTTATATCCCGCGCGAATAATATATTTCAAAGCAGTATTGCGTAAATGACCTACAAATTCGGGAGCAGTAGAAGTCATTTCCATTAAATCAATCGCTTCAACACCACTAGCTAGTTTGTAATGTTTAGGGTGATTCACTACATCTTCTTCAGGCTCAAAATCTTCAGGGGAAAAATCGGCGGAAGGAATAGGTTCAGGTTTAACTCGAATGTCTTCAATATCTTCACCCAAATTATCTTCTTTAATGACTTTGTGAATTTGGTAAAGACTTTCGGAAATCATAGGAGTGCCATAGAGCCAACCTAACTCTTCAATAGCCAAATTATGTTCATAAGCTAGTGTTTTATTTTCTTCTAGCCAATCTTTTAATACTTGAATGACTTTTCCATAGTCATAGGCTTGATGTAAATCTTTATAAACCTTTCTTGCTTGTAAAACTGCTTCAACTGAATTAACCATGTTTTATCTCCTTTTCAAAATTATGTAAAAATAAAGGTGGGAGATTATTCCCGCCAATAAAAACTAGGATAACAATTTCTTATAGTGTTCAAATTCTTTCGTATCAATATCAGCTTTTTTGAAACATAACCCTTTATATAACTCCTCAAAATCTTCTTCAAAACTAGGTTCAATAGAAAGAAGCATATCAACACATTCCATAAGAACAGGTTCATCTTTAATATCTTTAGTTTTAGTTCTAACCCAATAGATTTTATCTTCAAATTTAAAGACAATTTCATCATCAAAGCTTTCAGCAGATACAAAGACAGGCATGAAACCTTCATTGACTTCGATAATCTCTTTTTGCTCATGTGCTAAAGCCTTTGTCATTTTCATTCTATGTTCGTCTAATTCTAGCAAAATTTTTGCGCGGGAATTAAAATCTTCTTGAATGTATTGAGTAACCTCATCAGCTAATCTACTTTGTTTATCTTCGTTATAATATTTACTAACTATCTCTAAAACGTGTAAACATTCGGCGGAAATATTAGGAACCTTATCAAGATTCTTAACTAGCTTTCTCATAGCATGACTACTAAGAGCATTAAATACTTCTTCTAATAATTCAGGGTTTTTCTTTAATTCAATAAATCGCTTGTTAAAACCTGTTTTGATTAAAGCTTCTAGGTAAATTTGTTTTAGTAATTCTGGCATTTTCTTGTCCTCACTTTGCTTAATAAAATAGGGGTTATATTATGTGTTTAGTATAATATAAACCCATTCTTTAGTAAAATTATAGAAAATCAAACCCAAAGTCTAAATTCTCATATTCAAGCGTTTTTAATTCGCGGTCAAAGGTGCTTTTTACTGTAGCGAATTTAGATAACTCTCTACATTCACCTTCACAAGCAATAAGTATAGTTTTCTTACTATTCATTCCCCACCCAATTTTATGTTCTTCTTTATGATATACATATAAAGCTATATCAATTCTGTGCGGGTTTTCTTTATTGAATTCTATACTAACTTCACTTCTTGCCCGCTTTATTTCTAGCATAATTTCGGAAGAATTAGAAAGTAATACCCAATCAGAATTATCATCTTTAGGTAAAGAACCTCTTAATTCTTCTTTATGCTTATCAATAAATTTTCGGGAAAGGTAAATACCTTCTCGTTTGATTCTATAATCTGCTTCATTAATTCCCGCTTTTTTCAGAATAGATTTAGTGGCTTCTTGAATTGCTAAACCTAATTCTGCATTTCTTCTGAATAAAAGGTAGCGGGAGTCCTTATTTTCATATTCAGTTGGTATTAAGTAATAACAATTCATAAACTACCTCTTTTTCTACGGGTTAAGTAATGTACCTTCAATTAAATTGGCTACAAAGTACATTACTATCATAGCGAAAATCATAAAAATTGTAAAACGCATAATAACCTCAAATAAAGCTAGTGCCATTTTTAAATAAATCGTCTTCTAGTTTCTTCATTTCTCTTCTAATCAAAATACCTAAATGACGAATACTTGTATAACTGTTTTTTCCACTAGCATTTAAAACAGTACAATCAGAAAAATCATTATATCTTCTGTCTTTCAATGCTACATTATACCTATGAATTAATTCATTAATAAATTGTTGTCTTTTATCTAATTCTTCTAGTGTCATACTTTTATATTTCATACACATTGTTCTACCTCTTCTAAGCAGGTTTAAATCTCATCTCAAAATTTTAGGCGGAGAAATAATTGCTTTATACCCTACTTGCAATTTTCTCAAACTCCTCACATTTCATAACAATAATATTTTTTGTTATTGGTTCTTCAAAAATAAAATCTCCTATTTGCATAAATGTAACATTCAAATTTTGCGGGCATTGTAGAAGTAGGCATTTACCTTTAGAGGATTCAATTATAACAGATATATCATTAAGTAGATTTTCAATTTCTACTTTGGATTCTATTGACCCGTCATATTGAATGGCTTGTACTATAGGTAAGTCTAATACGTAGTTCATTTTAAATTGCTCCAATCTTCGCCAAATAATTTATTCATTCTATCTGCTAAATCACCAAATCTTTCGTTGTGCGCTTTTTGTCTTTCTTCATATTGTTTTTTAAGATAATAAGCATTTACTAAAGCTATAATAAAAACAACTACTTGAAAGGCAATAATACCATAAAAATAATCGGGGAAGAAATAAACTAAAATCGGGCAGATAATAGATGAAACCATAATAAATCTAGCAAGATATAATCTAATATTATTCATTTTTAACCTCTTCAAATAATGTGTTTAAATACTCTTCGTCTAAAACCGCTAATAATTTATTTTCGCTAGAAGCTAAAACATAATCGCCTTTTATAACTTCACTTATAGACATTGGATAATCGTGGCTGATATACATTAACCCCGCCTTTTTCACTATAGGATTAGTTCTAATACCTAAGAAAGTTATATCACTATCTTTAAAAACTTGTACTATTAAATCCCTAGACTTTGAAGAACCCGTAAATTTAATAGCTTTTATACTATCTTTTAATTTAATCATTTTCTACCTCAAAAATTCTTTCAAAATCTTCTTCTTCAATTACTAAAGGGGAATCGCAGGTATCAATTATAATGTAATCGCCTTCTACTATCTCATTATATAATCGCGGAAAATCTTTTAGTTTAATTTTGTCACTATATGGTTGCCATTCCCATTCAATAGGAGCATAGTCATAGAAAACTTCTTCTAATTTATCTTTACATTCAAGAGTTCCGTCAAATTGAATTACTTTCAAATCTTCTCTAAGGTTGAATGTTTTCATTTGTACTTCCAAACCCGCCTTTTCTTTCAACTTTATGTACGTTGTCTTTATTTAAGATAGCATAAGGAATGATAACTAATTGTGCAATAGTAGTACCCTTCTCAAAAGTAATAGGTTCTTTGCCATAATTAAAAATCGGTACTTGAATATGACCTTCATTGCTTTCATTGTTGTAATAATCTTCGTCAATAATACCTACCCCATTAGCTAAACAGACAGGATATTTAATACCGATAGAGGAGCGTAAATGTAATTGCCCGTGTGTTAAATTAGGCATACTACATTTCAACCCCGTTTTTACTAATTCAACACAATCAGGTTGAATGGTTGTATCTTCATAGCAAGCAATATCATAACCTGCGGAGTGTTGTGTTTTTCGTTCAGGAATTTTCGCGTCTTCAAAACCTGTAACAGTTTCAAATTTAGATAATTCATCTTTGTAAGTTTCTTGTAAAATCATGTGTTTTTCTCCTTTGTTTATTAATTAACTTTGTGTATTTATTGTAGCAAAAAATCGGGAATAAGGATAATTAGGCTAAACATACCTCATCTACATCAAAGTAATCAGGATAGCCACAATCATTACTCCAACTTGTACAACCTCGATTAAATACTGCTACTCTCTTTGTAGTAGGGTTATATTCTTTGAAATAGCGTCTTACAACAATACTAGAACCTCTTCGTCTAATAATAACAGGGGTATCTACTTCTACTGCTTCCCAATCTACTACATCTATTAAGTAATTTATACTTGCGCTTCTGTTTTCTTTATCAAACAAATTCTTTAATTCTTCTATAGGTAAATAAGCTACTTCTTGCGCGCTTTTCTTGAATAGTTCTTCTTTACTAAACCCATACCCATTTAAAAATTTAGTTACAAAAATTTCATTGTCAGTTGTAATAAGTACAAACATAAAGCCTTCGTACCAATAATTTCTTAACAAGTCTTCTGTTGCTTTCTTCATGGTAAGTTCATTACTCCTTGTGCTAAACAATACCCAACTATTACTATTAAAAATAATTTCGCCCAATTACTAAGGAAGCTATCACTTTTAGTTAGTAATATAACTACTACAGATACATATATCCCGATTTTTACAAATAATTCTTCATTCATATCTAATACCACACAAAATAAATAACAGTAATAATTAAAAACATATCTACAAGCATATTATACCACTCATCATCTGTAACATATCTAAGTACAAAACCTAACAAGATAAAGATTGATAAGAAAATTTTCAACATAATTATTTCTTCACGCATTACTTTCCCTCATTTATTTTTAATACAGTATAGAAATGCCTTTCTGCTCTATCTTTTATTAGTGCTATAACTTTACCTAATGGGTATTCTGAAGCTTGTTCAACATCATTACACATAGTGCTAAAGTCTATGGATATACCCTCTCTATGGTATGAATTTTCAACTACATAATCTAAAACCAATCTGCTATAAGGCTCAAAATCTTTAGAAGTCCAATACAATGGGTATTCTCTAAATTTAGGTTTAATAATAGTATCGCCTACAACAATAGTTAAAGCACTTTCAAGGAGTTCTTTATTAACCTCTTTTTCTTTAGTAATCTTAATCATCTTTACCTCTTTCTTCGGCTTTTATCATTACAGAAATAATAGCAATTATACAAGCTAGGATAGATATAAAAATACTGTACATACTAATTTCAAAAGCTAGTTCTGCAAACTTATAACCTATCATTATTTCTTCTCCCGATATTGTTTCAAGAAAAATTCTCCCGCGCTATTTCTCACATCATTAATCGCTAATAGATAGGAAGTACTACCAATAGCATTTACAAAATGTGCAGGGAATTGTTGAACATACCCATTAGGTAATTTAGAGTGTTTATAATCAACAATTAAAAAAGAATTGCTAAAAGAGATAGTTAAGGAAGGTTCTACCTCTTCATCTAATACATTAATGGTTAAATCTTTACGGAGTCTTTCAACGCTATCAGTAAAGATAGCGTTGTTACCTTGTTTAACATAAATAAAAAGCGCAAGTAATAAAGCAAATAGTGATACAACAATAGCAATAGTATTCATCGAATTAATTCCTCTCTTTTATGTGCTAACTTAACATTTCTTTTAATTTCGTTTACTAACTCTTCCTGCGCTTTTTCATAAGTGTTACTGTTATCAGTATTTTCAAATAAATAAAGCGGGAGAGTAAAGTTATACCTCTTATCATAAATCACATAGGTAATAATAAGTTGTGGGATAACCTCTTTGCGTAAATAAAATTCTGGTATATATGCAGTTGACTTACAATCAACTGTTAGTACCTCTTTTAGCTTTTTAATTCTTTCTTTACTTAACATTTTCTCACCCCGTTTTGTTGCATTAGCCAAATTCTAGCTTCTTCGCGAATTTCTTCAAACTTGCCCCTATAATATTGTAACTTCGGGGAATGTTTATCATACTTAGCTACTTTTCTTTCAAAGGTATTACCCTTATCATCAGTATACCGAACAGTAAAGGTTAAATCAGAGTCACTATATAATTCAGGAGCATACGTTCTAATATAATTTACAGTAATTTGAAATACATCATCATATAAAAGTTCTCCAATCTCATCTAGGAACACTCTTTCTTCAGCAGGAATATATTTAGCATAACCTTTATTCTGTAACTCTTTGGCTACTCTCTCCCCGCTACTATCACAGTCCCATTTGAAAGCATTGTAACAGAATTCACTAGCTAATTTTACTTCTTCATCTGTTAGTCTGCCTTCAGTATTAATCTTAGCTACCCAAAATTCTGCGCCTTGTTTAAAATATTGCACTATGTTCATAACTTTCGCCTTTCTTTTAAGCAATAAAAATAATGTGTTACTACGTTATATACACATAATAACACATTATTTTAAGTCTGTAAAATCAGGTATTATTTACTTTTTAATTCAGCAACCTCTTGTGTGAGTTTAGCTACTAAACTTTCAAGGGAAGAAATTCGGCTTTGTGCGGTTTTTGCTTCATTGATATAATCACTACCTTTGCCCGTTTTAAATGCAACATTCAAGGTATATTGATTTTCAGCACCTAAACTCATGCCTGCGCCAATCATTACACGTTCATTAGGTCGATAGAAAGCGCCTAAGGCAATAGCATTAGCATTTCGATAATGCCCGTAACTAATAGCGTAACTTGCTTTGTCGTTACGATTAAAATCGAGCGGGTGTAAGCCTGCTAAGGAAGCACTAGAAGCACCTAAACGATTCATTCGTGTATTTACTTGATTGATATTGTTATTCATTTGATTAAATACTTTATCAACATTACCAACTTTGCCTTTTAAATCAGAAACATCTTTAGTATTAACATTTACTTGATTTTGAGTATTAGCTACATCAGATTTAATATCTTTTGTATCTTTCTCAACAGTAGTAATTCGACCTTCATGGTCTAAAGCAGTATTAGTCAAAGCTTTAATATCAGCAGAATTTGTGGCTACTGATTTACCTAAATCAGAAATTTTCGCGGAGTTGTTATTAATAAGTTTTGTATTATTAGCAATAGTGTCAGAGTTATCTTTTACAATGTTACCTAAATCTTGAACACCGATAGCTAAATCTTTCAAATTATTTTGAGTTTTTACAATAGCAGTTTTGTTAGCAGAAATTGCTTTCGCGTTTGTTTCTACTTCATCTACTACTGCAAATAATTGAGAACCATTGATAGCGTCTAAGCTATCAGCTTCAATTCTCCCCGCGCTTACATTCTGTAATTGGCGGTTATAATTTTTAACCCCGCCAAAGCCTGCACGTTCACGAGCGCCAAAAGATACTACACTAGCAGGTTGCTCACCTGCAAATACGTGTTTAGTACCATTAATAGTAATGCCGTCAACACCAACGGCGCTATCTGTAACGCTGTTAGTACCGATAGCTACTGCATTAGATTTATCAGCAATAATATTGTTACCTAAGCCAACTGCGTCAATAGCGGTTGTTTCTGTGTGTGTTCCAATAGCCATAGAGCCTTGCCCTGTGGTCTTGGAATTCGCCCCGATAATTGTCTGTTCTTGGGAAGTGTCTACACTATTGTTATAACCAATAATTGTAGATTGCCCACCTGATACAGTATGATTGCCCCCGCCAATAACTACAGTATCATCAGCAGTAATCACATTGTCGCGACCTAAAGCAATAGAGTTGCTTGCAGTAACAGAAGTATTTACCCCGCCTGCAAAACTGTTATAGCCTGTTACTACAGGTGCTACAGTATTAGGTTCAACGGGACCAGATACAATACTTTCTGCACTTACAAAGGAAGTAGCAGTTACCAAAGAAAGTGTTACATAAGCTAGTAATTGTTTTTTCATAGTTCAAAATCTCCTTACATGAATAACTATTAAATTAACTAGAAATAATTTATCATAAACCGCTATTTTTAGCAATTTATTCAACATAATCTAAACTAATGTCAGCGTCACCTAAATTAGCTTCGCTATAATCTGCTATCGCCAATTTTTTAGCTTCTTCATACGTTACGTTTTCATATTCAAAAGTTAGAGTACCTGTAAATACAACTGTTACAGATACAGAAGGTAGCACTTTACTACCCTCTTTTTGTTCTTGTAATAATTCTTCTCTTAATTCTTCATCTGTCATTTTATAGACCCGCTTTTTTCAAATCTAACAATAGAGGTTCTTTTGGTTTAACTTTGTGACTAGAGAAATCACATGATGTTTCTGTACAGTTTTTACAAACACCTAGAATATCTAAATTAAATACTTCAGGGAACACCTTATGTAACTCTTTATAAATATCAATCGCCAAATTCATATGTTCAAAGCTTGCGCGCTTGCATAATCGTTTAGGAAGATATTCAAACCATGCACGATAATTCGCAGTAACAGTTAAATTAGTCATAACCCCTAAAGGCAATACGTATGATAAATACTCTAAAGGAATACCTACATACGATTCATCTGTGATTACTTTTGACGCGGTTTTTAGTTGATTTTCTACATCACTTAAAAAGCGTTGCCATGTATCATTAGTAATATACGTTGGTTTTTGCCAATCAGAGTAAACACCATTAATAGTTAAATCTACCCCGCGACTACTTTCTACAGTAGGCTTCAAAAAAATGTGGCGGGTAAATTGACCCAAACACTTAACACTCATAGTTAAATCTAAGGTAGCGAAGCCGTGGTCTAAAATAGAGTGATGACCTGCTTTAACAGATTTAACAACACTCTTCATACTACAATTTGAATGGTAACAATTACTCATAGCATGAGCAATTAATTGTGGACTTGAATTCCCGATTAATTCTGCTTTCTGTTTCATTTTTAACCTACTACATATACATTTAAGTATTTTCTGCCAAAGTTGATAGCTTCATCATAGCTATCTACAAAAATATCAATGACCCCATTATAAGCCATTCTATCTTTCACTACATAATTACTCCCGTTGATATTAAGTACAGTACCCAACGGGAAGTCATTACTAGCTACTGCCCCGACATGAGGATATTCCCCATTTGCCATGACAGAGCCTGTATGAGTGTAGGCAGTCACTTCATAAGTTTCTGCATAACTTACAGAGTAACTACCTAACAACACTAATAACATAATTAAAAATTTCTTCATATAATCTCCTTACTATTATTACAAGAACATTACTATTATAACATATTAAAGAGATTTACTTATGAACCTTAAATTAAAGCTTCATTAATATAGGCAACCAACTGTTTAAATTTATCGTGTGTTTCATCTTTACATACATAAGCTATTTCGGCGCAAAAATCTACTAACCCACCATCTTGAATATCAACTATAGTGCATAGTACCTCTTTACTAAAAGCGTCAAAGAATTCTTCTGAGAAAGTTTCACCTTCTTCTAAGAAATCATCTAGGTACACGCGAAGACCAGTATTGTCTTCAAGTATTTCTACTTTGTCTACAAAATCTTCACTTACAAATACTGCTAATCTTTGAACACCTAAAATAAATACATCTTTCCCGCTTATTTTTAAGGTGAATTCATCTTTCTTGAAATCGCTATATCTTAAAGTAGCACCCATTACCTCTGATACATACTCATAGCTAGTTATTGGTTTACTTTCCACTTCTTTTGCTTCTTTCATATAAATCTTATCAATACAAACTAACCCATTAACAATATCATACTCTACGCTTATATTTTCATCTTCTAACAATTTTCTCTCAATGCTCATATAACTTCGCCCCTACTACTTCAATACCTACAATAATACTTTCATTCATATAGCTATCTTCTTCTAAATAGTCTGTATTTAATACTTTACCCGTTTCATCAATAAACTCTACAACTAAAATATCTCCTTCCAACCTCATTCTAAGGTCTTTACTTGTCTTATTAATCTTATCAATATCTTCTCTATCTAATGTGTTAAGAATATCTGTGTTAAATAAACCTGCGCCTTTCATTTCACTAATAACATCAATAGTAAAACTACCTCTATACCCTTTGTTTTGTAAGGTATATTTAATAGTGCTAACAACTGTTTCATAATCATCTACTGTTGGATAGTAAAACATTTTAAACACCTCTTCTTTTTAAAGATAACATAGCTTGATTACCTAGCCACAAAAAATTAGTAAATCTAGTTCTATCATACTCAATATTAGAAATACTATCTGTAATGTAGTTTTGTAGTGTTTCAAAAGTTACATACCTTACTTCTTCTTCTATGAATCTACCAGTGATATTATCAAAGAATTCTTTATCTAAATCTCCTTGATAGGAATCTCTAACTAATACTTTTAAAATTCCATTACTTTCATATATAGTTATTAATTCAATATAATCACTACAGTTGAATAGCAGAACTGCTACATCATGTAAATTTAACCCTGAATTATAACATTGTACTACAAATCCTCTAAGACCTACTTGGTATGAGCCTAAATCTCTCACTTTAAAGATTAAACTTCTAACCCCTAATCTGCCCTCGAATTTTTTCATTTCAAAATTTACTTCTTCTGACATTTTCTGTTTCTCAGCTTTCTAGGTATAAAACCATATCAACTACATCATTAAAATTCTGCCCTTCTAATGTATTAAGAATTGTTTCATCTTCTTCTATTGCCCGCAATAATCTGCCATAGTAACCCTGACTTTTTGCTAGGTCTTTGATAGCTTCTAAAATCTCTTCTCTAGTCAATTTTATTCAACTCCTTAATATAATTCATATCTACACAATAAGCACATTCACCCTCTTTAGGGTTTTCTTCAAATACAGGAATTGCAAGATAGGATAAAGCTTTTCTTAATTTACATTCCTGAATTTTTTGTTTATCAAAATTACAGTCAATGCAGTTATTCATAGCTACATCACAAATATCATATAAAGCGTCTTCATTGTGTCTTTCCACATTTTTCTTGAAGGGTTTATTTTGTATTATTTCTACTTCATAATGATTGACTGCTTTTAATAAACTTGCTTGCTGACCTCTATCGACCCCGCGAATTACTTCATTGAATACTTTTTCTAAATTAGTTTTAGAAGATTTAACCCTTTTAGATAATTCAGGCGGAAGATGAAGAGAAGTAATCATATCATCTAAGGTTTCAATAAGTAACCCTAACTTCAGGACATTCATTCTATTTCTTTGGTTAAAATATTTAATCACATTTTCAACTCACTTTCTTTACTATCTTTAGTATGTCTTAATGTGTGTACATTGTATCATCAACCCAAATTTTACGCAAATAAAAAGAGGTAGCTATAAAACTACCTCTTTAAAAGATAATCAATTTTTTTGTTTATCTTCTTCTTTATTGTCTACAACTTCTACAGTCACTACTTCTTCTTTCGGCTCTTCTTTTTTATTCAAATCACCCATAAATAGCTTTTCAAGTATAGACCCTTGTTGCGGGTTTTTATGTTCTAATGTATTTTCAACAGTACCATTAGCGTGTACAACTCTAGTTTGTTTTACTACTTCGCTATTGGAAGCTTCATACATAGATTTTAACATACCCATATAGCGTATGTTTGTATCCATTAATTTATCTACTGTGCCTTCTAACCCGCCATTTAATTTTTCGGTAATCATAGCGAATTGCATACGCTCCATATTGTAATCAACAATACTTTGCATACCTGTCACTAAATCTTGCATATTGCGGGTATCAAATTTCTTGAAGATTTTACTATAAGCACATACATGACCTGCTTTATACTCAGGGCAAGTAGCACTATTAAAGCATACATCACAGGATAATTTAGGGAATTTTTCGGAGTAAATTTGTTTAGGTTTTCTTACTGCAACTTGACCTTTAACAAATCTGCCTTTTTTATCGAAAGTAGGCTTTACCCCTGTTTCTTCATAAATCTCATTCTCTAAGGCTATTAAATCTGTAGGAACTTCCTCATCTGCGTCACTAGGACTAGGCAACAAACCTGCGATTTTTTCTTTCACTACATCATCAGGTAAATCAACAAATTCAAATTCATCTTCCTCTTCTAAGTAGTTATCACGTTCTTTAGTTTCGCGGTCAAAGTTAGTGCCATAATGCAATAAGCGTGTATCTCTACCTTCAAAGCAGTTAGTAAAGAATAATTGTAAATCTTCAATCTCTTCTTCTTCACTACTTGTAATAGTACCTATAAACTGCTCATGCAACGCATGAATAGTCATGCAGTTATTAGCTAGATATTCAGCTTTTAAATCTTCCCATTCAGGTAAATGCCAACTTAAAAAGACTGTCATAGTCTTTATGATATACCTTAACTCATCTTGTGGAATGTCAGGGTTTACATTGTAATTGATAGCATAATCTTTTACTTCCCCGATATTTTCGCTCAAAATGTTCTCTACGAATTCTACACTAGGGAACATTTCCTTGTCTACTTCATCAATTCGTTGCATTACCGCTTTTGGTTTTTGCCAATACATTCTTTTCTTCAATCGTTCTTGAATGTATTTTTCACCTCTACGGAATGAATACAGAGATAATTTGATTGTTTCATCAAAATCTACTTCGCGCAATTTTTCAATATCAAAGTCATACTCTTTAAAGGTTCTAACTCTAGGAACTACCTCTTCATCAAATTGGTGTTTTTTATAGCGCGCTACAATTTGCCCGTTCCATACAGAATATTCGCCATATTTAACCCCTGCAAGCCATGTTGTAGAGTCAACTGTATAGAAAGGTAATCTAGGTAAAATTGCAGTACGTGTCATACCCATGCCATGTACTACTGTTCCATATCTCTCCGCCACTTTTAATTTTTCGGCAAGAAAAGATTCTGCACTTTGAAGGTTATCAGATACGGCTGAAATACCAACATAAGGGTATCTCTTACAGTACTGCTCCCATGTCAATTTAGTCGCTTCGCCATGCCAAATAAAGCATACAGGAATACCTGTTTCAGCCATGAATGGCTCAAAGTATTTTCTATTCCATTCTTGTACAATATCTGCCCCAACTAAATATTCTAAGTCTAAGTTAGCGATAGCGAAAATATGGTCTGCGTGTTCACGCGCCCATGTTAAGTATTTGTCTATATGTCTTTCCCATTGTTCGATAGTAAATGATTTATACTTATCATCTTGAATATACGTAAAAGCGCCTGAATCTACAAATACTTTACATTCAGCATTAATGATATGATTAATCTTTTTAACGTACTCAAACGATACAAGGAAGTTACGAATACCCATACTGTAACACATATTAAAGAAGCGTTCAGATTCTACCCCTGAATATAACATACTGAATGGTCGCTTAAAGTCCATTAACTGCTCTAACTCTAAACGAATATTTCTTCTGCCCCGTTTTTTCTCAGGTTTTGTTTCTTCTGTTTTTTCTTCTTTCAACTCTTCGGAAAGTTGTTTCGCTTTTGATACTACTGCTTTTTTCTTCTTAAATAGTGCCATTATTTACTACCCCGATTTTCATACGATTTACATATTCTGTTTTAGTGTTACATGGAACTTCAACACCTCTACAACGAACACAAGTATGTTCAGCTTCAACCTCAACTTTTACATATTCAGGTTCAGTATATTTGAAAACTAAATCAGCAATTTCTTTAGTCAATCTTTCTTGTAATTGTGGTTTTTTCGCCACGAATTTTACGATTCTAGCGAATTTAGATAAACCTAGTACTTTATGTCTAGGCTTATAAGTTATTTTCACTTCTCCAAAAAACGGAAGCCAATGATGTTCACAAACCGAGGAGAAAGGAACTGTAACAGTTACTTCAGAACTTACCCCTTCGGAACTAAACACTTTTATATTTTCAGGTTCTTCTTTATGTAATGAATCAAAAATTTCATTCACATACATTTTTGCTACCCGTTTTGGTGTTTCAAAATTGCCCTCTGTAACATCAATACCTAAAATGTTCATAATCTCTTTAATGTTCACTTCTATTTGTTTAATCTTTTCTTCGTTTGTTAGCATAATCACTACCTCAAAATCTACATTTAGAATTAAATTATAATGTCATTATACCTTAAAAATAGGCAAAAAGAAAAGGTAGTGCATACACACTACCTTATTCTTAGATTTTGTCTGTAAATTGTGGAATATTTAAAGAATGTCTTTTAGCAGATTCTTTATGATATTCACGGACTACAGATACATTCAATTTCTTACCGCCTTTTGTCATAGGAACTTGGCGGGAAGGTTGAGCCTGTTTTACATCAGTCATTCGGTCTGTAATTGGAGTAGATACTTTCAAAGGAGTACCTTCAGACTTATTTGTATTTTTAATAATAGGTTCTTTAATAGGGAACATAATTATTTCCTTTCATTTGTAAAAGACCCTCTTAAAATCTAAGAGGGTCAAGTTTACTAATACTAAGATTAACGACCACGAAGGGCGTTACCTGCTGCACTAAGTCTTTGGATAAAGTTAGAGAAACCTTGTCTACTAGCACGTCTAGCACTAAGGTTCAAAGGTTTTGCACGTTCAGCACGAACAGTAACTGTAGTATTTTTAGTTTTAGTAACTCCTACAGGGAAGCCTTTAGACTTGCCACCTGGCTTTGGAGTAGCGAATACTTTCATTACTTATCTCCTTATTTACGAAGTGGGTTGCCACTTGCACTACGATTACCTAAAAGTTGTCCAATAGTTTTATTACCTAGAGGACCATTTTTGCCTGCATTGCCAAATAATTTTTGACGATATGCGTCGGCTTTAGTTGTTTTTGGGTACTTACCAGAAGCACCACCTGGTTTTGGTGTAGCAAATACTTTCATAGTTTTGGTACTCTCCTTTCAATAAAAGTCAGTACGAAGAGGACTTCTGTGACCTATAGGAATTTATTCCCTGTAGCTGAACTATAACTATTAGGGAACTATACAGAAAGTTTGTTTTGTACTGCACTTTAAGGATAACCTAAAACTATGTAAATGTAAATGTATACTACTATACGCTTTTATAGGTATCTTTAGATACACTTAAATAGGTAGACCAAACATTCTCCGCCGTTTTTTCAAAAGCAATAGGGAATGGGAAGTTATATAATACCATATCACTAAATAACTTTCTCATCTTTTCACTTGTTAAGTCTTTATCAATTTTATCATAAGTAAATACTACTTGTACCCGAATTTTATGTTTAAGTACTTCTTCATTGATATTGAGTAGAATATCCTCTACACTATGTCTATTTCTTTTAGTAATTAAAAAGTCATGTTCATAGTATAAGATTAAATCTTCAAGGTTATAATGTTCCGCTTTTTCTATTTCTTCAACGGCTCTGTCATAACCTGTAAAATGACTAAAATATTTAATCATGCAAGCAGTACTTAATGTGTCTAATAGGCTATCACTATCATTTCTTTTCAATTCAAAAGGTAAATGAACCTCATCAAATAATAGTATATCTTCTTCATGCCGTTTAACCCATTGTAAATCATATACATGAATACTAATAATAACTTCTACATTATAAGGTAATTTTCGCACCAATTTTTTAAATCGAACTGCTTCATCAAAATTAGTGCGACTACAACGAATGAAAACCTTATTAAGAGGTTGAGTATTCAATTCATAGGATTCTTTGACTACCTCATATAAATCATCTGCAAAAACAAAATTATCTGTTAAAGAATTTACATTTACAGAAATTTGATTATTAATATATGTACCCAATAATAATCTAGCTACATCACTTGAAGATTCACAATCTCCACAATCTCCGCACGGAATTTTCCCGTCAATTACATAATCACAACTAGACCATTCATTAGGAAGAATGTCATATTTTCTAGCAAAACCTATCAAGTCTACTTTGCAAGTGTTACAGAAAGGGGCAGAAATAGTAATAGGTAAACCCGTACTTTCTTGAATAGCTTTTGCTTCAATATTAAAGTATTTAGGTGTACAGTCATTATAATCTCTACCTTCTCCGCCGATTGCTCCGACAAAAATAGTGTCACATTTTTTAGCTTCAGCAACAGAAGAAGCGAAGGCAAGGAATACCTTGTTGCGTGATTCTAAATATTGATGTTGTGTATCTTCATAGTAATCATCATAGAACCCGCCATTAGTCCATGTAAATTTAGGTATATTAATCTCTATGAATTCATAACCTACTCTTTTACAATGTTCTTGCGCCCATTTTTTCTCAACAGGATATGACTTTTGATGATAATTGAAAAATAGACAATACCCTTTTTCATACTCTAATTCATTTTTTACATAGTGAGTGAGTACTACACTATCAAAACCGCCACTACATAAAATGACTGCTTTCTTCATTTTATTTCACCCCGACTATTTTGTGCATTTGAATTTGTAACCTAGCGTCAAATTTATCAGGAATTCTTAAAAGCCATTCAGGGAGTAGTTCCGAAGTCTTACAGATTTTATTATCAGAATAAAACATAGGACTAAATAAATAGGTTAAATCTCCCCTATTGGCTTCATTTATAATGCTTAAAGCATAATCAAAATCTTCTTTCCCGCCAATTACACATTTTACTTCATCACCCATTTGTAGATTTTTCATATTATCTAAAGTGATTTTTCTAAGGTCTTTAATTCTAACCCCGCTAGAAGGACATTTTATATCCATAATGAACTTATAAGTGTTATACCATGAACGACCATTATTTGGAAGTTTACTTACCCCGTTTGTTTCAATACAGACAGTTTTAAAAAATGTACTTATTAATACTTCAGCTAGATTAATTGTTTCTTTTTGTGCTAAAGGTTCTCCACCCGTAATGCAGATAGTTTTAAATGTTTTACCATTAGTAACTCTTTGGATAGCGTGAATAATATCAGGTATACTCATTTCTCTAGCGTTTTCTTCTTTTTGAGGTTGGTCGCAATAGATACAATTCAAAGGGCAACCATATAATCTAACAAATACAGTAGGCAAGCCTGCTAATGTAGACTCGCCCTGAATTGATAGAAAAATCTCGTCAACTTTTAACATACGTTTATAATCTCCTTTTACATTTTAATCGGGAATGTATTCAGCGTATGTATCACGTGTTTCCCATACACGTACTCTTGATACAAATGTTTCTTTATAAATACCTTTCTCCGCCTTAATTTTATTCAATTCACGTTCGGTAATTGTAAAGATATGATATGCCATAGATTCAGCAGTTGGGTATTCATCTAAACCTTCAACATACGTTGAATCTCTATGGTCGTATAAATCTTCAATATGTTCTTTGTAAATGTCTTTAATATCGCCAAAGTCCATAAGCATATTAGGGTAATTAGCTTCACCTAAAAATGAGGAACTAAATTCTAACTCAATCATATAATTATGCCCGTGAAGTCTTTTACATTTACCTTTATGGTCTTTCAATGTATGTGCAAATGACGCTTCAAATTGTCGCATTACTTTAAACATTGTGCTACCTCTATTTCATAATTTTTAAGCTAATAACTGTTCTTTCTTCGCCGTTTTCTTTTACAGAAATGAAACCAGGAAGAAGATATGTATCTAAGCCATGAGTAGATAAAACTCCTCTAGCTTTAATAAATGCTTTTGTTGCTTGGTTTAATGCCCCTGCACCCATAGCGCGTAATTCAACTTCATTGCCTTCTTCGATACTGCTTACGATACAACCACTCAACGTAGATACAGAGGAAGAGGAAGATACTTTTATTACTTGTTCCGTTTTTTTCATCAATTTTTACTCCATTAATAATGCTACAATATGTTTTCTATTAATGAACCCGTAATATCGACTGTCATAACTCATAGAAGAGTTATCACCAACAAAGTAGCATAAATCATCTTTAATCATTTTTAAGCGTTTAATAACTAACTTGCCTGTTGGGTCACGATATACATAGATTCTTCCGATTTTTGGAGTATCAAACTTATTAAAAAATCGGCGGGAATGTTTTTTCTCCCCGTCTAATAATGTAGGGTACATACTATTACCTACAATGTCTAAATTAGGGAATAAATAATATTTTGTTACGATTGCTAACATAATTAAAGCCAATACTACAACAAAAACAATTAAACATTCTAAAGGAATTTGTAAATTAATCATTTTACTAACCTATCTCCTGCCAATTCTAAGAAGTCTGCCACGCTTAAAGTAATCATTCGTTTAGGTTGTTTTCCGTCAACGTGCATTAGGTACACAATAGTTGGTACTTTACCTTTAGGACAATCGGAAGTAGCCTGCTCCCACCATTTTTTAATCTGAATTGTTTGGGTATTCTTACACTCAATGTGTAAAACAAAATCAGCGTTTGAATCAGCAGGAACTATATCACCTCTAAAGCCTTCTGCGGTTTGTTTATTTTTTGCAAAACCACCACTCTGAGGTGTTCTAACAAATTCTAAGCCTGTAACTTCTTGTAACTGTTTAGCTACTCTACGCTCAAAATCTGCACCTTTGTTGCGGTTTCTTCTCCCGCGAACTGAAGCACTTACTTTAGGCTTTTCTTCTTGTTTCTTTTTTAATTTCATGATAACTCCTTCTACATGATACCATATCTATTGCAAGAAAAGGTACTAGCTATCTAGTACCTGCGTTCTTGCGTACATTAACACTTCTATTTTCATTTTCAAAGTCACTATTTCTTCTAGTCACTTCCCGACTTAATAAAAAGATAGCGTCTTCGATATTGGCAATACTTTTAGATACCATATTTAGCTGATTTACTTTATCGTTCAAAAATTCATGTGCTTTTTTAACTTCAGGGTCTTGATTGATTAACCTTTCTTTCGCCTTTTCACTCATCTTACTTTTACTGTATTCTTCATACATTAAAGCACTAGCGTTATAGTACCTTCTTTCGGCGCTTTCTATTACTAATTCTAATCTACCCATTACTGTGCGCTGAAAAATTTTTTGCTGAGTAAAAGCATTAAGCATTTCACCTAAATCTCTTGTAGTAATATCAGTTAAATTTTTAGGTAACACTAAATAATCTCTATCTATATTTAGGTTATCTGTGTCCATAAGTAAAACTCCTTGCGCTTTTAATTCATCTTCAATTTTTGCGAAATATGGAATCTCTTCGGCTTTCTTTTTTACTTTAATAGTTTTACTCATCACACACCTCTAAATAAAAATAAATGCAAGTACAGCTAATACAGTAGAGATACCAAAGCATACATAGTAGAACTCTCTCATACGTTGTAATACTTTATCTTCACTATCACCGATTTTTCTAAATTTAGGAATATTTTCGGTAGAGAAAGAGTAGTCATAAGCAGATACTACAAAAATTAACCAAACTGCTATAATTGCTATTAATTTAATCATAGTTATATCACCCAACATTCATCTTTATAATTACAGAACCTGCATATAGAATCAGATTTTCTAGTAGCTTCTCTTGGTGGAACTGTTCCTGTTTCTACACAGTCATTTACAAAAGAACACCCCTCTAAAATCTCTGCAATTTTTTCTTGATTTTCAGGAGTTGTACTATCAACCACAAACTCTTTTAAATCTTGTGTATTCTTATTTTCATATAAAAAGACAACCTTTGTAATTGGCTTTTCACATGGATAAATTAAATCATCTAATCGTAAATGTAACCCAACTTGGAACGCGATTTTTTCTTCTTTAGTATGCTTACTACCACCCTTTAAATGTTGGTAGTATTCAGTGTACTCTTTAGCGCGTTTATCTCTACTTAATTTAAACAATAACTTATTTTTATATTTCTCCCGCAAAAATTTTCGGTGAGATTCAATACAGTAGACATACACTAAACCTTGTAATGTATGCTCAGGCTTTTCGCCACTACGAAGACCACTATATTGGTTATCATTAATACTTTTTAATTCTAAGATAGCATATTCGTCACCTAAATCTAAAATGCCGTCTGTATGCCCTTGAATATTATACTCTTCACTCAATACAGGAACTTCATCAAGTAATAGAATACCTGAATCTAACATATATTTCTGTGTTCGTTCATGGAAGTACGTTCCATTATCAAAAATTCGTTGTGTTCTAGCACTATAGGAAGTCTTTGTGCCTTCCCCTGTTCTAGCGTAATATCTAGCGCGTTTACATACTGCAATTTGTGACGGAGCATTTACATTAAATGCCCTGTCATTATCCTCTTTTTGTAATGTTAAAAGGTAATTATCTAATCTAGCTATAATACCTTTCTTCTTCATATTCTCTTTTAAAAATTCTAATGCCATTCTACTAAGCCTTTCAATACCTCAAAAATTTCTTTTGGTATGACTACGATAAAGGTACCATCTTCAAATATAATTTCTTGGATATTACCTGTTTCATACTTTAAGCGAATAGATTTTTTCGCGGGAATTTTTTCTTCAAACCCTTCTATGTGTTCTTTAAAGAAGAATTCAAAATCATTCCCATTCATAACAATTACACTTTGTTTTTCTATGCAATCATCATTAAAATCTATATACATTAAGGGTGTTCTACACACCTTTAATGCTTCTTTTTGTACTTTCTTCCATGTAGCTAAATTTAGCGGGTAAAAATTTTTCGCGGTAGTTTTGCACTCTATTAAAAAGGTATCACTTTTTACATCGGCTTTATCTAGTAACGCCCCACTACCTATTACTGTTCTCCCGTCTAATTCTTTTGCCACGCGTTTTTCTTGCTTTATACTTTTATACTTTGTTGTACCTTTTCTAGCCATTGTAAATCTCATTCATTACATCAATAGAATCTAAGAATATTTGCTCATACCCCTCTTTAATGTCTACATTGATAGCGTCAGGTTGCCACCACATACAATACTCATCGCCATTTTCTTGTGTACACATATCAGAAGGAAGTACGTTATTACAAGTACAAGCTTCGTACCAACTCCCGTCTTTTTCTCTAACAGGTTTAAAGTAGTCACAAGATTCACAAGATTTTACATAAGACCCATATCTTGATTTCTCTAAGCCTTTTAATCTTGTGTAAACAGGAAGCCACCCTTTTTCAAATACTTCACACATCATATAACCTTTCTTACATCTTCTCTACAGAAAGTATAAATCTCTACTGAATAAGTATTAGAGCGGTGAGAAGGCATTTTCAAAGAAGCTTTAAAGAATGGATAATGTTTGTAATTAAATCTATTCATTAAATTTACTAAGCCTTCAGCTTCACCTTTACTTGCAATCTTTAAAGGTGATTCTCTTAACTCATCGTATAATTCATTTACTAAGTCTTTAGATAATACCTTCTCTACGCGCACTTTCATTATTTAGTCTTCTCCTCTACTAATAATACTTCTTCCCGCAATTTTTGTATAAGGTCTTCACGCTTTCTTAATTCATTTGTGAATTTGTCTAAGCCTTGAATTTTTTCTAAATCGTGGTAACTATACCACCCGCCACTTTTTGAGATAACTTCTGATACAACTCCAACTAAGACCATATCTTTAAATACATCATAGTTTAAAGCAGGAACTCCCGCGGAATTATTTTCATCAAAGTAAAAATCAACTTCGCCACTACGATAGGGAATACCTAATTTATTTTTATCAATCTTGTACTTTGTAATCTGCCCTACGATGTTATCTTTTTCTTTTATCCAATCACCTTTTCTTAAACGTAATCGAACAGAATAAGCGAACTCTTTCGCTCTGCCACCAGGAGTGTAATCTGGGTCACCATATGCCCCGATTTTACTTCTAAGTTGATTAATAACAATTAACGTGAAAGGCTTCTTACCTTCTCTGACTAATTTATTGTTAGCCATTTGATACTTAATAAAGTATTCTGCTAACTCTTGTTGAGGTGTACCCATTCTTCTACTCTCGCCAATTTCAGCGTCAAGAATTGTTTGAGTAGCTAAACTAGAAGCTATACTATCAAACATACAAACTTGTATCTCACCGCTTTTTTGCCACATTTCAGCAATAGCTAAAGCTTCTTCTAAACTAGCAGGGTTACTGATAATTAAGTTACTAGAATCAACCCCGCAAGCGTTCATGTAATTAATATCATCAGACGTATTCTCTACGTCAATCATGCCACATACTAGCCCTTTTTTCTGTGCTTCAGCTAAAATGTGTAATGCTAGTGTACTTTTGCCTGTATGATTTTCCCCGCTAATTTCTGTAACGCGCCCAACAGGAATTCCCCCGTTTAAATCTGCGTCAAGTTGAAGAATACCTGTAGATATAAATTCTCTCTTTTGTTGGTTCTCTGCTATACCTACTCTAACTGCATTTGCCCCGAATTTTTTATTCATGCTTTCAATTAATTTTTGCATTTCAGGAGATACGGAAGGAGTTACATTAACCCCAACCCCTTTTTTAACTTTAGCCATTAATCAATACCCCTTTCACTTGTTACGTATGTTTCATCAATATTACTGTCTTCTATACAAGCTTCATTATAAAAATTTTCTTCCGCCCATTCTACGGCTTCATCTTCAGTTTCAGCTTCTACAGTAATATTTACAAGACCGCTAAATAATATTTGTACATTAAATTCTTTCATTTTATCACCTCTACTTGGCTTCGTTGTAGGAGTCCCCGCTATCTGAATCCGCCTTTAACTCTACTTTCAAAGATACATTTTCCCCAAAAGGTTTTGCCATAATAGCTTTAATTCTTTCTTCAGCTTCTTCTACATATTCTTCAGGACATTCATATACAACCTCATCGTGGACTTGAACAAGCATATAACAACGATGTTCTTCAAACCACGGGTCATTTTCTAATCGTACTTGTGCAGATGATACAATATCTGAAGCAGTACCTTGTACTCGTGCGTTTGTTGCTAAACGTTCACAATAGGAGCGAATTTTATTATCACTACTATTAATACCTTCTAAGCGTCTTTTTCTCTTTATAATGGTATAAACAAAGCCATGTTTTCGCGCGAATTTTTTATTCTCGCGAATCATTTGTGCTACACCCTTATAACTATCAAAGTATTTATCAATGTATACTTGCGCTACATCAACCCCGTTTTTTACACCGAATTTTTTGTATTTTGCTAAATGCTCTTTATCGCCTAAATCAATAGGGGCGCTTCTATCATACTTCAATGAATCATATAAAGCACTAGCACTTCCACCATAAATAAGAAGGAAGTTAAGTACCTTCGCTGCCTGTCTTAGGTCAGGGTGTTTCTGCTTAACTGTTTTATCATCGCAATCAGTCAATTCAAACATATTAATAGCAGTAGTGCCATGAATATCTTTCCCGTGAGCAAACATATCTAATAACAAAGGGTCACCACTTAGATGAGCAGTACATCGAATTTCAAGGTTTGAATAATCGACTGCAATAATTTTCTTGCGCTTTTTTGTTACAGGGTCAATACTACCAATAAATAATTTACGGATAGCATAATTGTCTTCGTCACCATGCGCCTTTGGTAATTGTTGAAGGTTAGGTGAGGAGCAAGAAATCCTCCCGCTAGTTGTACCTATCTGATTGAAGCTACAATGTGCTTTCCCATCATCATATAATTGACTTTCTAACCCGTCAATAAATGCAGATTTTAATTTTGCTAATCGTTTATACTCTAATAATAAACTGCAAAATTCTACACCTTCCCGCTTTCTTTTTACTTTGTACTCTTTATGAGATAAAGTCCAAAGACTGCCACTATCTGTACTTGGTGCGCCTGCACTTGTAGTAGAAGTAGGTTTAAAGTCAAAGCCATTTTCTACAAAGACTTTCCACTCACCCATAGTTTCATCATACTTCGCCCATAGGTCAGCGATTTTTTTCTGAATTCGTTCTTCAGTCCAATTTTTCTTGCCTTCATATTTTTCTCTAATTTCTTGAATTGGAGAAATACCTTTCTTAGGGGTTACTTCATCAGGCTTTTTAATATCTTTTACATAGCCAAACAATATAGCTTGTAATTGTTGGTTACTATTAGGGTTAAATTCTACACCTAAAATTTCAGTCATATCATAGAGAAGGTTTTCCATGTCTTTAGTAATGTTTACATTCATTTCATCTAAAGCTTCTCTATCTACTGTTATCCCGCGTTCTTCCATATTGAATAATACAATCATGAATGGAATCATCTTTTTAAAATAGATTTTATCCATTCCGTCTTTTTCTAATTCATCAAGAAGATACATATAGTTGTAGTATGTATAGAACGGGTCATCTAAAGCATAGAAAGCCGATTCATCTATTAATGTTAAATCAAACGTAGCTTTATTTGTAGCTTTTAGACCGAATTCTTTTTTAACTTCAGCAGGTACACTATCAATAACCTCTGCAAAATGTGTTTGTGGAACGTTTAAGTTATCACTTGTAATCTGCTTCAACCCATTAGGTGTATTTTCATCTAATAGCCAACTTGCTAACATCGTATCAAAGAAATCTTTTGTAGCAATAGAAATACCAATTCTCTTTAATACGTGCATATCATACTTTAAGTTATGACCTATAATTCTAACATCTTCACGATTAAAAATCGGTTGTAAATATTCTTGGACTACTTCAATACTTAAATTTCTTTTATAGTCTTCAACTCGTCTATGACCCATAGGGATATAATAGTTATTAAATCTTCCCCATGAAATAGAAATACCTACACAGATAAACTCTCTATTTTCTCCCGCAACTTGTAAAGTATTGGTTTCTGTATCGAAAGCGAATTCTTGAAGGTCTTTCATTTTCTCCACCAATTTTTTTAACTTCGATACAGTATCTACTATAATAGAATATTCCCGCGTAGGTTTGTTAAATAAGTTATACATTTTTCAACTCCTTAGATGTGAGTTACACTCACCTATGGCTACAATACTTGCTACATTTTGCTACACTCATATTATATCACATACCTCTAATTAAAGAAAATAGCCACTAAACCTAATTAGTGGCTATTTGATGATAAGATTAATTCTGTTTGTGATGTATTATAATCTAGTGTGCGTATTAAAATTATCTACTTCTTAAATTATTTTACTAGGTCTTTGAATTCTTTACCTGCTTTGAATGTTACAGTTTTAGAAGCAGGAATAGTAATTTCAGCGCCTGTTTGAGGGTTGCGACCTTTACGTTCAGCGCGTTCTTTTACTTCAAATTTACCGAAGCCTACGAAAGATACGCCACCTTTTTGAGCAGTTAAATCTTTGATAGTTTGGATAACATCACTCAAAGCTTTTTCTGCTTGTACTTTAGTTGTACCCATTTTTACTGCTAATTGTGCTACAAATTCTTGTTTGTTTACTGCCATTTTTGTGTTCTCCTTTACTATAAATAGACATTTTCAAACGTTTATATAATAACTATTATCGTTTTTTCCTTTTGATAATAGATACCACCGATTTTTTAACAGGTTTTTTCTTTGGCTCTTCGTCTTCTTCATCTTCAACGTTTACCAAAGATTCATCTTCATCTTCATATTCGTCTTCATCGTCTTCAGAGGAATTAGAAGTTTCATGTTTAGGCGGGTTTTCCGTAAACTGCATGAGTTGGTCTTCTAGTAATGCTTCAAAATCGTCACCGAATTCTTCAGCTAAAGTCTTTGGCAATTCAGCCACAAAATCTTTATCAGCATAATCAGTATCAGCTAATTTTTCCCCGCGGTCAAAACTATAAGATACGGACTTGCCTGTGCCTGTACGGGAGATTTCCCAAACATAATCAGCTAGACCCCATTTAGATTCACAACGTTCTAACTTAGGAAGATTTGTAATACCTGTAATGTACAAACGAATTTGCCCGTCTTTATTTACTTCTTTCCCATCTTGTGTAGTGTAATTTACAGGGCGGGTATCATAAATCAAGAAAGCGCCTTTGAAAGAAGGTTTAGAACCATACTTATCGTTTTGCTTTGCTTCATTTGTACATACAACCATGTCATAATATTCTTTACCTGAATTAGACATTTTCTTAACGTTGTACGCTTTAAAAGTAATAGGTTCAGTAGTCAAGAAAATTACAGAAGCTTCAGTATCACCTTTAGGCGATAAAAAGAATTGATTTAAGCGTCTGCCTAAAGATTCCTTAATTGCTTCTTGTCTTTCTTGTTCTTTTGCTACTGCTTTGTAGCCTTTGTTGAATAGTGACATTTTCTGTCTTCTCCTTTTCTTTTTAATAAGGGTAATAATATTGAGCTTTTCTGCTCGAAATTAATATATCACATAAACTTAATTATGTAAAATACTTATATTTAGAGGTTTTCACTTTCCCCGCATTTTTTATACATTCTAACGTTGCTTCTTTTCCCCATTCTATCGGGTCTTTTCCCTGTATTGGGTAGGTAAAAGGTAACATTCTACATTTATTTTTGAACATTTTTTTAGCTAAATTCATTAAAATTTTTCCGCCTTTGTCATTATCAGCTAAAAGTAAGACTTTTGAACCTAGCTTAAAAATTATGTCTACTTGCTTTCTACTAATTGTGCCACCCATTAAGGCTACAACGTTATGTACTCCCCATTTATGTAACATCATACAATCTGTTTGAGATTCTACTACTATAACAGTATCTTGTGAAGGTACATAATGGTCTAACCCATATACAGTATCTCCCTTGCGGAAGTTATCATAAATATGGAAGCGGTGATTATGTGGCATTTTCTTTACAAATCGACCTATAATTCCGACTAATTCTTTATCTTGATTAAATACAGGCATAGTATAAGTCTTATTATCTAAATCTCGACCTATCATATACTTCTTTACATCATCATTATTAAAGCCTTTATCATAGAACGCTTTAAATGTTTCTTTCCCGCTTTTAAAAGGCGCTAGTTTTACTTTAGATATAACAGGCAATTCAGTTTCCGATTTTTCTTCTACTTGCTCGCCATATCTTTTTACACTAATTTTCTTTCTTTCGCGTTCTTCAGAACCGAAATTTACATTATATCGTTTATTAAAGTAGTGAATAGCTTCGCCATACGATTTAAACTTATCTTCTTTAGCTTTAAATAAAAGCCACGGAAGAGAACCACTAAAGCCACAACTAAAACAATGACAAACTTGTTTGCCTTCTAAATCAGCATTAATTCCCATAGAGGGGTTTGATTCGTTCAATGATGAACAGGACAACAAAATTGTATTTTTTCACCTTTCCAAGAATTCATTTTTGGTACCTCTAAAACATTTTCTAAAAGGTCTTCTATTTGTTCGTGAGTTAAATTCACCCTGTTCATATTTAGACCACCCCCTTTCAGGTAGCCTTTATCAAATGGACTACTCAATTTCTACTAAACCTTCGCTTTCATTTACTTCTTGAATTGCTTCTTCATTTCCGTCTTCTACTACTTCCCCACTATCTTTTTCAAAATATATTTGTTTGAATTGCATATCGGAGAAGTCCCATGAAATTAATAACTTGCCTGTTGTGCCTTCGCGATTTTTTAACACTTTCAGTCCCATTTCTTTATCAGTATACATCATTTCTGTTCTATATACTGCCATAACAATATCACTATCTCGACCAATGGACTGAGCATAAGAGATATTCTCTAATTCGGGTCCTGTTTTTGTGCTTGTGCTTTTATCTGCCTGTGAATTTATCACAATAGGTATTTTATAGTTTTTCGCGATTCTTTTTAAATCAGCGGTGATATGATAGACCTTCTCTGTATCTGTATTAGATTTTCTATCATCATTCATCAAGTATACCCCGTCTATAAACACTATATCAGGTTTATACTTCTCTATTTCTCCCGCGATTTGCATAGGAGATTCCCCTGTAATGAGTTGGAAGTTATCGTAATCTTGTAAATCTTCTTCAAGGAATTTAAAATACCTTGCTTCAGCTTTCTCATCTAATGTTCTACTCTTAAATTTTGAGTAGTCCATAGCGCCAACAGTCAAAGCATAGATAGCCATTTCATATCTATCTCTCATAGCTTCTACACCCATTTCTGTTACAAAGTGTAATACTTTATAACCGTCAATGACTGCATTTGCCCCGAATAAAACTTCTGCCCAAGTATTATGAGTAACTACAAAATCACCACATAAATAGGAATGGTCAGGACTGTCTACACTAATACAAGTCATATCTGTATAACACTTTAAAACCTTTATGTCTTCCATATATAGACATATTCTTTCATCTGTTATTAAATGCTTAGGTTTAGGGATAAATATTGTCTTCCCCGCCCTTTTTAGATTTTTAATTGTTTGTGTAGTAGCTACTTTCCATACATCATTATATACATCATCAGGGTTATCAGTATAAAACCATAAGTGGTCTTTACAACAATCTATAGTTTTACCTTCACTAAAAGATATTCGCCATACTTGCTCTTTAGCTTTAAACGTTTCTTGTACTGTACAAGGGTTTCCGAATCTATCAATTACAATATCTCCAACTACTAATTCCCCGTTTTTCTTAAAACCGCCATTATACAAAGGAATTGGTGTATAGTCAGCTAATCTCTTTCCTACACCCGTTTTACCAATGATTGTGACTAAAGATTCTTTTTCAAAGCCTTTTAATAAGTAGTCTAATAAAGGGAAGCCTGTAGGAATACCCACAACCCCTTTATTTTCTTTGCCTTCTAAATAGCGTTTTTTACGCGCTTCTATATTATCAGCTAAACCTACATTCTCTGTAAATTCAACTTCAGTTTTTATCCATGTAATATCTTTTGATATTTGAGATAACGCTTCTTCTACATTCCCCTCTGAAATTAAATCGGAACATTTCTCTATACTATCAGCCATTGAATCTTGTCTTTTCCGATTTCTTAATTCTTCTAGCCAATACTTTAAGCCTTCTTCTGTTCCTACTTTTCCTTCAAATTTTTCTAATTCATAGTTAGGGAATTTAGACTTGAAAGCACGTTCAGTAGGTACTTCACCTGTCTTTAGCATACTTTCACAAATAAATCTGTAGGCGCTTTTTGTTTCGCCATATAAAAACTTTTCATCTATGCGGTTTTCTCGAACCATTGCTAGGTCTTTTGTTTCTAGCAACTTAGAGATAAACAGATTATCTAAATTCATTTAATACCGCCTTAATACATCACTCACATTACTTATACTGTATGCATTTCCATAAATAGCATTTCTTCGCTCTTCATTTTCATCTACATACATTTCTAAATCTCCCGTTCTTAAAAGAATATCAACTTCTTTATCAAACGGGATAATATGTATATCATTGTACATTACACCTATCTCTTCAAGCAAATCATAAAGCTTATCGCCATAATACCTATCTAGCCATTCTTTATTTACAACTAAATCGCAAGTATAAGGTGTTCTATTGAATATAAAGCGGGATAACTTAACCCCGCTTTTATGCACTTTAGGCTCGTTATAATCTGCTTTAAAGATATTTTTATTTGGTGATGAAAGTATTGTATCTTCAATACGAATACCTATAGAACTGTAGTTAGTTATATTTGAAATATCTCCATGTAACATATCTAACCTCTAAAATCATCGCCTACGATTTTAATTGGAACAGTTGCCCCTTTTATTAGGGAGCATACACTTTCCCCGTACAATTCTTTTACCCCGTCTAATGTCATATTGGTACAGATGATAGTAATTAAACCTTTATCTTCTCTGTATCTTAATAAGTCTTCTAAAATCGGAGTTGAAATAGTAGAATCTATATTCTTCCCGATTTCTTCTAATACAAGAATTTCACAACCTTTATATTGATATAGCTTTTCTTCTAATTCTGTTTTCTCATCTAAACTTCTCCCGCTCCAAACTCTAGTATATAAATCAGAATAATTCGCGAAAGTAATTCGATAACAAGTATACCTACAAATATAAGCGTGTTTAAGGATAATTGAGGATAAATATGTTTTTCCTACCCCATTACTCCCAAAAAAGAAAATGCCTTTTTCTAATTGCCAATTTTCTAAGTCATTAATATATTCAGATACAAAATCTTTCAAATTTTTCCGCGATTTTGTTTTTTCTGATACATCATCTAATTTTGCATTGTGAAATTTTTTAGGAATACCTATAAGGTTTAGAGATTCAGAACTAATAGATTTTCTCTTTGGTCGCATTAATTCCAACCCCCGCCAATTTCTACAATGTCTTCATTATCGTCACGCTTAAATTCTCTAACCTTCTTAATCATTTTCTTCTTAGAAGTTTTAACTACTGTTGGGTCAAACTCTCCATTCAACCATTTATTAGCGTCATTCTTAATTGTATTTATCCAAGAACTAGCCATTACATTAATTGAAGGGTCTGTTAGATAGGTTTGACCTGAAAAGAATAGAAACTCTATCATCACTAAAATTTCTTCGTTTGAAAAATCTTTTTGCAAACGTTTCATGATTTTTGAATCTTTAGCGATATTAGCTATGATATAAGGTTTATTAGCTTCCTGTGATTTTGTTTCAAAGTAGTACACTAAATCATTAGAATTAAATTCCTCTATTGTATTTTCTAGGTCTTCATACTTCTTTAAAAAACTTTGTCTTTTCGTCAACCCTGCTTTTTTCGCGCCAAGTTGTCGATTCTTTTTCTGCTCTTCATAGAATTCTGTGACCTGATTTCTACTTTCACGGAATGAATCTAGTAATTCTTTACTAACTTTCATTACTCTTCACCTAAAATCTCATTCACGGTACTTTCTAGTTTCTCAACTACCCAATTTTTTGCTTCTTCAAAAGTAGCTTCTCTATCTGTAAATTCGCCTGTAAAAGCTACATCAACACGCAAGCTTTCATAATTACCCATGTTTTTGGTAACCCCTACTGCAACTGTAATTGTATTGTTGGAAGTAGTAGTTGTTTTTTCTTCAAACTCTTTAACAGGAGTTTCTTCGCCACCCTTTTTAACAGTAGCATTGATAGATTTTGTTGTAGTGATTTTCTTTCGTAAAGGATTCTTTGTTGCCATGTTCTTTTCTCCTTGTCTTCCTGTAGTGGACATTTGTATCTAGGTAGTGTACTTCAAATTAAGCTTTGCTAACTCTTCTTTTACAAGCTTACTAAACTTAATCTTAGAGTATTGTCTACCTGTCATTAATTTAGTTTCTTCAGCGATTTTCCCGATTAGCATTATCTGTTCACGGGTATATAAACGATAACCTCTTTTGTTTCTAAAGAGGGTATTAGGTAGAACCCCGCTCAACTCCCATTTACGGACAGTCTGTGTAGTTCTACCTAAATAATCTGCTAACTCACTAATAGGGAATAATTCGACTGTAACACCATTCTTTAATGTTGTCTTAGTACCTTCTCTATTTTTCTGTAACATTATTCGCGCCCTTTTTTCTTACTAGCTACTTTCTTAATATCAACCATTTCTTCTTCAACAATAGCTTTAACAAAGATACGAGGAGAACCTTCTTTTACATCGAATAAAGATTGAACATATTCGCCTGTAACTTCCCCTGTTTCATACAATTTTTGAAGCGCTTTTTCATCAACTTCATGCACGATTTTTTCTGTTACAATGTCAGCATGACCGTCATTAATCAAAATTTCAGGAGCGTCTTCTTTAATCTTTACAGATTTAGGAATAGTAGCACCATATTGGAATTTACTATTTTCAAGAATAAAGCCTGTATCAGTAGCAGTACCATTCTTCATAGCATACTCTTTAATAATTCCCGCCAATTCTTTTTTACGGGTTTCATATTTCTTCATCATTGTAGAAATATCATTGTATTCTTCTACGGCTTTTTCAATCTGTTTTTCTGTGAAGCCTTCTTCTTTTTTAAAATTACCTTTTGTAACGTTTGTTGCTTTCTTTTTAAATAAAGCCATTTTCTTTACCTCTTTCTTAATTAAAGATACATAGTAACTGTAAACATATTATAGCAAATAAATAGCAAAGAGTGAAATCAGAACCCTTTGCTAAATACCGACTTCAGTTTAAATTTAGACTTGTCTTCTGTGAGTGGACTTTGTCTTCTACGAGTGGACATATTCTTATTGTGAATTGTAAAATCAAGCTTTCTATATCTTGCTAACCTATTACTTAAATGGTTGCAGAAAACTGCGGTGTTGCTAAAGTGATAATCATATACTTTTGCCCGCGGACTTTTTCCTTTTTCTGTTCTTCTAACACGACCTACTGCTTGCTCTACAACTTTCCCGTCTTTCATACTGCTACATAAGAAAGCTACGCTCCAACGCTTACAGTTAGTACCCTCACTACATTTACTATAGGTAGTTAAAGTAATCACTACTTCCCCTTTTTCTGCTTTAGTTAAAACTTCATCATTTAACTCATCAGAATTATTCCCATTATACACCCCGATTTTTTCTTCAGGAATGTTATAACGTTTCATGAGTAGTTCCTTATAATCGTTACAGAATTGTTTCTGTTTAAAGAATACTACGCAACTTTCCCCGTTTTTATATTCTTTGTAAATATCATCACAAATTTTTCTTTGTGTTTCTGTAGAGGACAAAATTTCCGAATCAAGATTAGCTAAAGAGTAATCTATCTTTTTAGGTGCGCCTGCAATAGATGAATACCTACGTTGCCCGCTTTTTGTTGGAACATTATCACTTGTTACATAATGACAAATTAACCCTTCTTGTGCAATCACATTTCCTTCGTAATCGTACTGTTCAGGTATAACCTTAACATTAAAAATCGGGTCTAAATGAGTAGGTACTTCTCTAATGTACACATCAACAGGCAAGATATTTATATCATCTGCCTTAGCTTCATACTTATAACATACTTCCCCGAAATATAATTTTATGACATGAGATAACCCGTCACTACGTTCTAACGTAGCAGTTAAACCTAACTTATATTGAGAGTTAAATTTATCTACAACACTAAACATAGGAGCGGAACTTCTATGACATTCATCGCCGACCACTAACCCAAACAATGATGTAAATTCTTCTAACTCTTCTTCACTCATTCTATATAAAGTTTGTACAGTAGCTAAAGTAACATACTTCCCGATTTTTCTATTTTTGCCTTGAATAAGACCAATAGGCTCATCTGTATCAAACACATCGCTATAGTCTTTAGACCATGAACGAATTAAATCGTTCTTGTGCAGTAAAACTAAAGTGCGTTGATTTAACTTACTAGCTATACTCAGCGCAGTTATAGTCTTTCCGACCCCTGTGTTCATTACCACGAGACCTTTTCTTTTATCAAAGCCATTGTTGTTGGATAAATATTCATTTTCAGCTTCCTGTTGTGCTTCTCTCAAAGTGAATTTAAACTTAGGGAATTCAACTTCAGTACCTTCAGGGTAGTAATCTTCGTAGATAAATTCGTCATAGAAAGATGATACATCAAACCCATAAGGAAGTAAAATGCCTTCTTCGACCCGATTAAAATATTTTAGTGTCTTCGGTATACGGACATTTTGCCACCTACTGTATTTCACGGCTTGCAAATATTTTGGGTTGTCAAAAGTGAGTTGCTCCTTAATTTGGGCGAGCGTGCAACTATCATCTTCAATTAAAAGTAATCTGTTACCTGTTTGTATTCTACATTTCATGGTTAAAATCTCCCGCGAATAATTTCTTGATTTAATAGGGTGGTGAGGAACGAAGTGACGAACTACCGAGCGTAGCGAGGTCTATATTGATTAATCTGAATATTTCTATTTGTCTACTACCAGTGGACAAATGTCTTTTCTGACGTTATTTCTATTATTCTTTACGTAGTAAAGAATGATAGGAATAACAATTCTAAATAATTTTAATAATATTCTTAATACTTACATAATATTTATTATGTAGCTATTACTTATGTAATTATTACACACGTAATATTTATATTATCATAGACGCGCACGCGTGGGCGCGCACGCGCGCGTGATATTGTTTATATATTATAGGGGATATATAAAACTCTGTCAAAAGGCTTAAAATGGAGACCTATGTTTTGAAAATTTTAGGCTTAAAATTTAATTTTCAGATTCAAAATAAAAATCGGGGTGATAATTTGAATTGCTTTTCTAATTTAAGGGGTCAATTTTAATCGCTAAGGTGCTTCTAACTATTTTTAGGTGAAATCTATCTAGGTAATTTTTTAACGAGCCTTAGAGGTCAAAATTTTTAATTTTAGAAAATTTTCGATATACTCAATCTAAAATATTCGATTAGAAATAAAATCGGGGTAGAATAAATTTTCATAAAAACGTGAATAAAGATAAAAGAGTACATCAAAACGATGTACTCTCATAGTGGACATTCTACATAAATTCATTTTTGATGTATTCTACTAACTCATTACAAGACATATGCTCAACGCTTTCAAGCGCTTTCGTAGCTACTGTATTAGCATTATCTATTAACGCGTTATGGTTCATTTTAAACTTGCTATTCATTTCATCATACGCATTATTGAATGTTTCATCATATACGATGTCAAGTAATTCAGCCTTGCTCAAACAATTCAAATTTTCTTCAATCTCTTCATAGGATAGATTAAAATCTACAGTTGTCATGATTCTTTCTCACTTTCTTTTATTAACTTGTAATGTACTTAATCTCTAGTACAATATTATAATAACACACTTTTACACATAATGCAAGTATTAATTTTTTCGATATAAAAAGAGTACATACATAATCTGTATGTACTCAATTAAGATATTATTTTTTAGAGCGGAAAGGTGAAAATCTAAAAGCTAACATACATCTATGTACATCGTTTAGATAAGGTAAAGACTGAATTTTATACCCAATAAAAATATCTAATATAAATTCTTTCTTAAAATATATTCTCCCGCCTTTTTTTAATTCAAGATATAGCCACGGGATAGCGTACTTATAACAAAACGCATTTTTAGCTTTTACAGTAATACCATAATCGCTTTGATGTGTTAGTTTAGCAGTTAAAGCGTCAACTTCTTTACCAAAAATGTAGTATCTAAACCCATACGCATTGTTTCTACATAGCCATAATAACCTACAGAAATAACGTTGAATTCTTTCTACAGTAGAAAAATTCGGGTCAATTAAATCTACATACCCTGCAATTAACTTCCCGTCAGTTTTATCTTCAAGGTGATATTTATAGTGCTTATTAAAGTCATACCTAAATATCTTAGGCACGCATTTTTCTGTAATCAACCATTCTACATCAAGGCAGTTATCATACGTTTGCCACAACCTAAAATATTTAGGTAAATTGCCATACTCATCACAGAATAACACCACAATAGGGTTTGTAATATAGCAGAAAGCATACACTATAAACGCGAAAAATTGGCGGAGAATATATTCTATTATTTGGAAGCTACCCATACTGCACCTACTATAGCAATACTACTTAAAATAGCAATCGTTCTATTTTGCCGTTTCTTCACTTTGTACTTGTGTTGAAGGTTCTTGTAACTTTCTATCGACCTGTTCAAAGATTCTTCGGTTCTCTTCAAGCTTTCTAATTGCTTCACTGACGTTTCCTTTGCTTTCATCAATTCTTGTGCTTGTTGATTGTTGGTTTCTTTCAATTTGTTCAATAATTTCTCTTGCTCGACCATTGTATTCTGTGCTTCGGTCAATGTTGTTTTTGACGCTTTCAGAATACTCAATGCTTCGTTGGAGTTCTGTTTTAGTGTTTTGTAAGTGTTGTAGTCCATTGTTACTGTCTTCTGTGTAGGACTTTGTACTTCCTGTGATGTAGTGGTCGATAACTCTTGTTCCGCCATAGCCAATGAAGGTACCAATAACAAAGCAAAGAATAGGAATAAAGATTTTCTTCGTAAGTCTTTGAGTAATTCCATACATATTAATCTCCTTTAAATGTAAGTACAACCCCAATCATGAGCATAGAATCTAGCATTGCCACGAATGTTATCTCCCCCGCTCCAACGTTCATCGCCTGCATGAATGACTAATAAGTCCCAACGTTGTACATTAGAATCAGGACCATAGGTATTGTTTGGATAGCCTGTGTAGTCATTGTAGTATAAATCTAACCCGTCTTTGTTGTCCGCCGCTTCTGCGTGCGTCATAACGTGTTGAATATCTAAAGGAATACCAATATTAATGCAGGCAACTGCTACTACTTGTGCTAAAGCGTTTAATTGTTCTTTAGTAGGGGGTTCAGCACCTAAATTATTTTCGCCGATAGAATCATCGCCACAACACGCAAGAGCAATACCAATAGCATGGCTATTACGCATATAAGTATGGTCGCGTTTGATAGTTAAATCATAATCAGGTACATATAATTCCCCGTTTTTGCCAATTACTACATGGTAATCAGGGTGATTAATAGAATCATAACCTACTCCTGTCCAATGTAAGTAGACTTTATTTACATAGCCTACTGCATTGGAACACATTTTTTTGAAATCTTCTAACTTAATTTGAATCATTTCTTATCTTCATACCCTTCTGCGACTTTTTCTCCGTCGCTATTTACTTCATAAGAACCTTTTTTCGTATTAAAAATGGAATTGATAGCTTTGTTTACGGGTTGAATAAACGTGCCACCCATTGTAGCAGTAGTCAATGTAGAATACCACTCAATGTTATAGTTATCTTTTACATACACCATATAAACAACTAAGCAAGTAAAGATAACAAACGCTACAAAACTTGCAAAAGCTAAAAAGCGGGTTAAAGACATTTCCCCGTTTTCTGTCATCATAGTCTTAAACCAATTCATTATCTCCCGCCTTTCTTTGAAAAATTGGCGGAGTATTTAACCCCGCCCTGTAATAATTTTAATAACATACTTAATAGAATCATTACTGATTTTAAATATTTTACTATTTGTTTGTTGCCACGATTCTATAATAGAAACCGATTCTTGGAACACAGGAATATACATTAAAATGTGAGCGGTTAAAATATCAACATCAACATTTAAAAGCGGGATAGAAAAATCGGGAGCAAGCATAACCAAGGCACTAAGAGTTAAGCAACAAGGATAGAATAACATCTTGCTATATAACCCTTCCCGCAAATTTTTACTCACTAGGAATCGTTTGAAATGCCCTTCTCTAACTTCTACGGGTCGCCACGCAAGGAAAAAACCCGTGATAAGTGGCAAGAACCCATGACCTCTTTTAGTAAATTCATTGTAGTTCCAAATCTCAACATATATTCTAACTGTAGTATCTAATACAATTAAAAGTATGCAGAGAAAATAGGTTATTGTTATGTCTGTTAGATGTTGTAGTGTTATTGATTCCGCCAACTTCTCATAGAGTAATTCCATAAAGTTACCTTTTTACATTTTAAGCGCTTCTAATTCTGCCTCTGTGATTGTAGAACCATCATTTTTTATAATAAGTGTTGCCCCATTATAAGCAACAAAATTAGATACAATATCAGAATCTGTTTTACTAGCATATTCTGTTTTTGCAATAAGGTATCTTTCATATAATTTACCAGAATCCTTAGTATAGTGGAGATACAATTTATCATCTTCAAGTTCTAAAACACCTGCATATTGACCGTCTGATAAGTCAACTATTTTTGTGTAGAAAGTCATCATAACTTTAACAGGTATTTTTTTATTTCTACCAAATTTGATTATTGCATTAGGACCTTCCCCAAAATTCGCGGAATTTAAAGTATCAAATACTTCTGGTTTTTCTGTATAGGCTTTAATTGTAATATTACTTGACCCAATCATAACAGGTCTGTCCATTGTATTATTTATATTAACTTGTTGTCCTAAATATCCATTATCTTCATTAAGCCTAAACATATTTTGTTTCAAAATATAGAAATTATCATTGAGTGAGCGTTTTTTAAGGTCTTTAATTGGCATTGTAACACTATGTTCTTGACCATTAGTAGTATACTTAATTACAACCTCGCCATCAATGTTGTCTGCTTCTTTTGGTTGTACAAATAATGCTAAGGTATTGTATGTAACATTACCACATTCTGCGGAATAATCAACAGACAATGAAACAGAAGCTGAAAACGGAGTTTGTTCAACCCTACTTTTATACTGACCCTCTGCAATTTTAACATTCTGAATGTCATAAAGAGAATAAATTTTTACATTATTTTCACTAACAACCTCAAAAGTGTCTTTAACTTTACCTACAGCTTCCATTTCATCGGAATTTTTTTGTCTAAATATATTGTGATTACTTAAATCATCTATTAAAGACCTATAGTTAGAACTAGCACCACTAGGTGGGTTATAGTTATTAATGGAATTTACTACTTCAGAATCTTCAGTAGTAGCGATAATACCTTTAGAATTTAACGCGGTCTTAACATCGGTTTTAAACTGAGTTAAATTCTGATTATCGGTCTTCAAACCTTTATACTTTGTAATAAATCTATCTAACTCATTAACAATATCATCAATTATCATTGATAGCACCTCTATAATTTACTATTAATATCTTTTAATTTATCTAGTACTGTTTTAAACATGGTATCTATTTCACTACTTCGATAAAGAACCTTAGATGAGGGGTCAAAATCTTTAGTAGTCAAAACAGAGCGGGAAGTAACTCCATCCCACCATGTTAGTCGACTAGCAGAAAAAGCCATAGGTTTATCTTTATGTCCGACTTCTGTGCCATTCCCCGAGGACATTTTAATAAGCGCCCATTTGTTACCTGATGTATCTAAGCCATATAAAGGAACGTTATTTTTTAAAGCGGGTAAATCAGAAGAAGGCGGGATAAAGTTAATGTTGTTAAAGTACTCAACACTATTAGAATGTTTATATACTTCTACTTTACCATTGTTATTGGCAGTAAAATATACCTCGCCATTTTTTACCGCAAAATCTTCAATCTCTAAAGAGTTATTAATGCCATGACTAATTACATCATCTTTGTCATTTTCAATGAGGTAATTACCTATAGACATTAAAATTTTGCCGTCAAAGAATAAAGCGCCATTTGTATCTACACTATCAGATACTACACTAATAGTTTTATTTTCTCCCGCCACTCTATCTTTAGAATAGAACTGTAAATTTCGAGAGTTTTTAGTACCCGTATACAAGATAGATACAAATTTTTGCGCGGAAGAATCATACCCCAAATTAAAAACTTTATTCGGGAAGTTAAGAGTACTTTCTATAGCCATACTACCATTCATGACTGCAACTTGATTAGGATTGACTGCGCCATTAGTAATATAGATTTTATCATCTACAGAGCAAAGAGTGTTACAATGACCTAAACGATTTTTGTCGGTGAAAGTTTGTTTTGATACTAAACTAGAAAAGTCATTATTGTATTTATAAAATACTTGCTTTTCGTTATCACCACTAATACAAGCAATAAAAAACGCGTCTAAAGTTTTATTATATGTAAAACCCTGACATTGATTAATACCTTTATCTAAAGGTACTTCTAATACTTTAACAATATTAGAAGCACTTAAAATTAAAGAATTTTTCGCCTTTAAAGATTTAATAAAATCAGCTTCAGTTCCTGTATTGCCTAAATCTAGCCATGATTGATAAGCACTCTTTCCCTTTGGAATTGTGATTTTGCCTATCTTAACTCTAGCCATTACTGCTTCCTCCAAAAACCTACAATATCAAAAATGTATCTTCTGTTAGCACCTTGAACTCCCCAACCCTTAATTTGTCGAGAATTAGGCTCAACATAAATGCTATTATTACTTGCGTCAACTGCATTTTCAAGTAAGCGAGTAGGTACAGGAGAGTTAGCAGGTAAGGTAGCAATAACACCACCATTACCACTATTCTGCGTCATTTTAATGTCTAAATGTAGCTTGCCAAAACCTGTAATAGGACTGTATTCTAAATAACCTCTCCCTGTACCTGCCGCTCCCGCTACTGCTATACCCCAAATTACATCATATGTTTCAGGTGCAGTAGATACAGGAGTTGCAGGTGTAGTTTCAGGATAAGTAATATCTACAAATACTTCCCCGTTTTCTTCTACAGTAAAATCAAAAGTAGGCACTCCACCGCCTTTAGCGATTTTTTTCTCTACTTCTTTCAATTCAATTTTGGTAGCTAAATCTACAACATTAAAATCTTCGGGAATGTTAGTAACCTTCTTTTTGACATTTTTAATGTCTTTACCTACTTGAACTAAGACTGATTCAAGTTGTTGTTTTAATGTTTGATTAGCCATTATTAATACCTATTACGCTACACTATCACGAGCAGTTGTATATACTTGTACTAAGTCTGCACTAGATAAATCACCTAACCCGATATTTTCTTGTGCTTGTTTTTGTTGCTCAGTAGATAAAGATTGCGCGGAGTCAAAGGCAACCTTTTTAGATACTGTACTAGCTAATGCAGTAGCAGTAGATTCATCTGCTTGTAATTTGTCCGCAATTTCTTTCAATGTGTTTAAAGCTTCAGGAGCGTTATCAACCAAAGCATTGATTTTGTTATCAATTAATTGGTTTACTGCGCTTTCATCAGTACCTGTATTAACTGCGCCAATAGAAGCTTTTAATTCATTCATAGCGCGTACAACACTTGTTTTATCTGTAGTAGTTAAAGTAGTTAAATCACCTAATTTTGCACCAACATCAGTTTTCAAAGTATCAACAGAATTTTTAATTTCTACATCTTTACCTTTTAAAGATTTAATGTCAGCACCAATAGCTTTAACAACATTTTCAAGAACAGTTTTTAAATTTGTAGCCATAGTAAAACCCTTTCTAGTTAGAACTTAAAATATACAAGGCTTGTAAATCGGGAATTTCTTCCCCGCTTGTTTCTCCCGTTTCATTGTTAGATTTCCCAACATTAATAAACGGGGAGAAAGCGTCTACTACATACACGTCAGGTATGTTAGTACCTTCTTTTCTGTCGAAGGGGCAACATTTGTCTTCAATTTCTAATTTTTTCACATTACCACTCCTTCTTAGTGCATAGAAGATTCGTGAACGATTTTAAATTCGCCCATAATTAATTTGTGCTGAAGAGATTCCCCATTCTCCAAAGGGAGAATGAGAAATAAATCATAATCAGCCTTTCTTATATTTCTAGGAATTTTTAAAGAAAGTTTATTAGGAATACGCGCAACTATTGTATTGGACTTAACCTCACATATAGCTTCACATATAACTAAATCGGTTCTTATATCTCTGATTTTCATTACTGCCTTCGCCCCGTCAAAATTATTTTGCGGGTGAAGAATATATTTTTTATACCAATCAGAGCCTGTATACAATACTTCATTAAGTACTTTCATAGATAACCTCTATTAATATGAACGTTTAATAGCTATACAGATATAGTTAGCGGAACCAGATACCCAATACTCACGGCTATTACCTTCAAGTCTAGTATAATTTCCTTCGTAGCTAGTGGAAATTCCGTCTAAGCCTTTGACTCTAACCCCGACATGAACTTTTCTACCTTCTCTCCAACATTCATAGTTAAACATATTACGAGCGCCACCTTCAGCAATATCATAATACATTCTATTGACATTAGATTGGTCCATAGATAAGAGCCATGTACATTCATTTTCATTGAAGCCGTCAGGTATAGGCAACGTTCCACCATCTCGAACGTTGCCATAAGTAACACTAATATCTTTAAGTGTCATAAGAGGTCTGAATTCTGTACTCTTACCTCTGCCATACCAACCGGGTCTTTCAAAGCAACATAAATTACTAGCCCTAGTATTTTGAACACTACCTAAATCTAAGTTAGTGCCACCCCCGTCACTATCAATTCCCCCGTCAGAGATAGTATGGAAGCCTTCCCCTCTTTTTCTAGCAATTTTGATAAGAGAATTAGTAGTAAGAGTTAAAGCACCTGACATAGTGTCACCCGACTTTTTAACAAAGTCATTATCTAATTTAGACCTTAAATTATCATTTAATTTTTCATAGGTAACACTTTTATCTGCTAATTTTGGTGTAGTAATATTTAAGTCTTTAATATGTTTAGTCAATACACCACTATCAACTAACTGCATATCTTTCCCGACTTTTTGTATGCCATTACTAGCAGTCAATACTTCCCCGCCTGTTACTATCCAAGCATTACGAGCAGTATCATACATTAAGTTAAGCATAGACCCTTGCGTAAATGTATCATCGGGAATAGTATTACCCGTTACATCAAGAATTTGTTTATCCCCTGTGCCTGCTACATTTAAAGTAGAATTAGCTTTGAGATTATAACCTAACTTAACTTTTACAGATACTCCGTCTTTTAATGTAATAGGGTGGTCGTTTAAAAATTGGGAAGAAATACGTTGAGTTACTGCACTACCCGTAGTTACTCCAAAAGCATTTACATTATTTTGATAGTCTTGCATATCAACTAAATACGTTGGAATTGGTACAAACCCTGTATTGCTAATTGTAAGATTGAGTAAGCCACCTCTAGTATTCAAGATTGTCAAAGCAAAGTTTAATGTAACAGGAGTATTCGTAGGAATATCAACCTCATCTGCATTTAGAGTCTTTGCAATCATGTAAGGGAATTCGCCCGAAGAAATACTACTTTGTGTAGCAAATACCACAATAGAATTCATTCTGAATTTAGCAGTTACATTCTTGTTTGTTGCTTGAATAACTATAGTTGTACCCGTTGTACTATCTACGGGTTTTTTCTCAACGATATTAAACACTAGATTATTATTAACCGCGGAAGTAGAAGAAGTGTTATAAATATCACTTGGGTTAAAATCACTACCTACGATTTTAGTAATTGTGATTTTGCCTGTACCTGCTTCTGCACTTGCTAAGGCTCTCTCCCCGACTTTTGTTAGCATTATATTTTCTTGTTTCCATGTAGCCATTAATTACTGCTCCTTGTTAAATCATAGGTATAACTTTCAGTCAAAACAAACTGTAATTGTTGCGCGAAATTTTTTATTTCCACAAATTCAATATCTACAGTAGGTTCTACATCATCAAAATAGAAAGGAATATGCTTTTTAATAAACCTAGTTACAACGTACACATTTGTTGTTACACTATTGGCTTGGTCTACATTTTTAGCAAGCATTTTAATATATAAATATCTCCCGTCTTTTCCGTCAACTGCTTTAGTTTTTCTTTGGTAAGTTATTTCACTCTCCATACCCGTTAAAGCACGGATAATGAATTGAATTCCCCCAATAGTACCGCGTCTTTTTACAAACTCCCCAATGTTAGCAAGAAAAACGCGGTTATAATATACATCTATATCTTGGAAGTATTCTAAACCCCAACACTTATAAAGTAGAGGAAGAATTTCTTCAGGGCAACGTAACGGGTCTACTAATTCTTTAATACCTCTAGCTTTTTCTAAAAGGTAATCAGAACCTGTAAACAAGGAAGCTTGAAGATATTTATATAAATCTTGGTGCTTTGTGTACTTTATATCATACTCCGAGTATACCTTTGGTAAGTGTCTATAGTAAATAAAGTCTACTATATCCTTCCCGTCAATAATTTTAGGCATTATTCTTTACCCCCTGTAATATTCAGAGTAATAGAGTTAAACGTAACAACCTGACTATCAGTAGGTTTGATAACTAAAGTATTCGGGGAAGTAACGCGGAAGGAATAAACCCCGTCTATGTTATCATATACTGCTTTTTCAAATTGAGTAACAGATACACTTTCGCCAATAGAGAATTTCCCAACTGCAAAATATTGTTTAGTAAACTCTTCAATCGCTTTTTGTACAATAGACCTAACATGGTTATCGTCAATTACAACAGAAGCTTGAATAGATACTGCGTTTTGCTCCATAGGGAATAACTCAATATTCTTCATACCCGCCAATTTTCTAACAGACAATTCTTTTAGCATTTCCTGTTTTTCTGTTTCTGTTATGATATGACCGTCTTTCATCATTAAGTAGATTTTTAAGCTATCAAAATCTAAAGGGTTTCTAACTGTTTTAGTATATAAAACAGTATTGAAGGTTTCCTTAATAACAGAATCGAAATCGGATAAAGTTAAAGCGCCCCAACGTGTAAGTTGATAAGCAGGAGCATTAACCTTAATTTCATCAAGGCTTTCTTTTTCAGTACCTTTAATAATAGGTTCTTCAGGGTTAAAGGTATCAGAAATTTGCGGGAGATTAGATACTAAAGAAGTAATAGTGTTAGCACGAACATTGCCAACAACACCTCCCCCGTACATATAACTGCAACGAATACCATTAGCGTATTGAGGTGGAATTGCCCCTAAATTGCCGTCACCAAATTTAACTTGTACTACATCATTATCTAGCGCGTAAGGTAAATAATGGTTAGAAGCATAGTTAGAATCTATAAAATTCTTTACAGGCTCCCATGCTACCCATGCACTATTAGCGTCATACTTAACCTCTAATTTCATAGATGAAATATCTACAGGATAATAGGATAAGTTAAAGGTTTGATTCTTTTTGCCATTGGAAGTCCCTAATACTTCATTTGTTATTTGTTGCCCTTGTTTACACAATACTTTATATAAATACTTACCGTCACCGCCTTTTTCATTGCCTTTTTTATTAGCAGGAATGACTAGGTTTTCCATAGTTGTGAAGTAAACGGGTTGAGAAAGTTGTGTAGCAGGAGTACTAATAACAGTACCTTTCGGAATTAAAAAATCGGTAGGTTGTATATTCTGTAATACAAATACTTGATACACTTGACTAGGAGAAGTAGATTTAGGAATGTACCCAAACATATTACACCATAATAGCGCGTTTTTTCTTTGTTTAGCAGTAGACAATAAAGCTTCATTAGCTTCTCTATCAACATAATAAGATATTACATCTAAAGAACGTGCTAAAGCTTCAATAATTACTATGCCCGCGTCATTTTGAGAAGTATCTGTATAGGTAGGTAATACCGATTGTAAGTATCGAATCATATCAGCGCGAAAACTTTCATAATCGCGGGAAGAGTAGTCGATACCTAAAGTAGTTGCTCTATTTTGAATCATTGATTAACCCCACTTCTAATGTTACAACGTGTTTTTTCTTTGTAGCTTTAACACTAAAGCCAATAATACCTAGTAAAACATTATCATCATTGATAATCTCAATATCTTCAACCTCAATTAAAGGAACACATCGAGTTAAACAATCTTTGATGTAATATTTAGCTATAACTGCCGTACTAGGGTTATTCTCTTCCCATGTTAAACTATCTACTTCAGAGTAAATATGGTATTCCATTCCCCGCTCAAATTTAGGCGTTTTTAACACTTGTTGCATTTGCTCAATGATATGTGTTATCTCACTATCATTAGCCACGCTCATTGTTGCACCGCCTTGAACAGAAACGCGGAAGGGGAAGGATATACCTCTAACTATTTCATTCATACATTATCCTCCGACAAAAACATTAGGACTGCCACTAATATGGTGACCTGACTTCCCGCAATTTGTACAAGTAGTAGTATCTCCAATTCGTGTAGCAGGCTTCCCATTTACAAATACAGAGGAACTCCCTGAAGAAGATTTATATGTTCCCCCATGAGGACAATTACAAGGACCACTATCTGTAAGTCTATGTAAGCCAAGATTATTTACAAAAACATTCGGGGAAGTAGAGTTATTAGTACCCCCTCTAGTATGAGGACAATCAGGAAGACCTAAATCACAAACCCCTGTTTCACTATCGCCTTTTCTTGTTACTGCGGGCATACTAAATCACCTCTATTCATTCAAATCAATTCTATCAGCAAGCATTTTAATATTATTCGGAGTTAAAGTAATCTTTGAATTACCAACCTGAATATATAATTTTTTCGGGGCAACAATAATCATTTCTTCGCCCTTCATAGCTATACTACAATTATCCCAATTTATTATTCTAACATTAGTATCGTAGTCAAACGCTTTTAAAGGAGTATCAAATTGACCCCAAAAATTTCCTACATAAAGAGGTCTTTTAATATCTCCCTCTTCAAATTCTATGTAAACTGTATCATTTAACTTAGGAATGGCAATATCACCATGCCCGTTATAGGCTACAGGAATTACAGGCTCACACCAATCACTTAGCCCGTCACCAAATACATTAGGACATTGGACTTTTATTCGCCCTTTTTGCATAGGGTCTTTATTATCTCTAACATAGGCAATATATTTACCGAATTTTTCGCTCATTGTTTAACCTCATTATTGGAATGTTCCGCCACCTGTATACACTACTTCATCATTAGAATCATCAGAAGCACTACTAGAAGAATTGGCGGAAGAAGAAGCAGAGGAAGTATAATCTTCACCACTATCATTATAAGAAGGCGAACCACTAGAAGCGCTCGAAGAAGCGCTCGAAGAAGCGCCCGATGTACTTGTTTTTGTTGTTTCATTTTTGGACACTTTAATTCCGTCTTTATTATAATCGTCTACATAGGCTTTTAAGTTTTCGCCAAAGCGTGTTTTAATTACTGTTAAACTCATGTTCATAACAGAACCACCACTAATAGAGAAAGAGCGTTTTTTCACGAAGTAATGACCCGACAAGTATTTGCCAAACCCCATTAAACGTACAGTAGAAGCTAACCCAACTTTCATTGTATGGTTATAAGGTCTTAATGATAACTCCCCTACTAAGTTTCTAAACTCTACTTTCTTATTATTTTTACTAGCTTTCGCCCCGCTATTTGTTTTACCACTATCAGTACTGTCAGGAGATAAATCTATTGCGTTCCCGCTTTTTTCTCCAACACCATTATTTGATGTTTTAACTTCAGTATCAGGTTTTTTGTTTGATACATACTGACTATCAGTCTTTTTTGCTTCGGCTACTAATTCTTGTGTAACTTCCACATATGAATGTTTCTTATAGTCCATTAAATACTACCCCTCTAGCTACTAAATGTGCCATCGCCTGTATAAATTACTTCTCCTTCTTCAACCTCATTAGAAGTTTCGGTGGAAGTAGTAGTTTCAGAAGCGGAACTATCTTCGGTACTTGCACTATTACTAATAGTAGCAGTTTCAGTACCTTTAGTAGCTTTGTTTACATTACTAGATTCAGATTTTGATTGTCTACTTTCTTTGTTTAATTGTGGTGAGAATGAAATAATATCATATGGAGTTTCACCATATTCTAATTGTACCGCATTTTTCTTATCAATAAAACCTTCTATTACGTAGTACATCGTAGACTTGCCGTCTTTCTCTGTAACTAAATTCGCGACAAATAAATCTAATTCATCACCCGCTAATTCTTTCAAGAATTCCAAGTCAGTTTTATTGTTTTGTGTAATAGAAGATTGAACAGGGAAGGGATAACTAGGCTCAACATAACATTGCCACCCATATTCTTTACAAATTTCTTGTACAACTTGCGCGGAAGTTTTATTAGACCAACTACGCTTTTTCTTCTCTTTATTGGCTCTGTGCGTTTCATCCATGCAATGTAATTCCATGACAGGCTCAAAGCTTTCAGTAAATTTTATATCAATAGCAGAAATAAAACCGCTGAAATAATAAACACATTCTTCTGTATCATGTAATACAACACTACAAATTAAAGGCGCTTCTTTTACAATAATATCATCTTCAATAAACTTCCCCTCAATGTCTTTGATTGTGATTGTTATCGAATCAGGAACACCTACTTCTAAATCTACTGAAATGTCTGCTACTTGTGATAACATTTCCCCGCCCATTTGTTTATTATTGATAGTTAAACCAAAGGCGCAACGAATAATATCGTTTGGTTGCTTATATTTTTCGGCTAAAGCTTTAACTACTGTTTTTTGGTCTGTAACGGCTTTTTTATCTTTTCTAAAAGGCGCACCAAATTGTTCTTTTAGGTTTTGCCCTTGTTGTTTAAAACCATTAATTTCGCCATTCAGCATAGTTAAATATTCTTTAGATTTTTTATAGGCTTCTTTGGATAATGCTTCTTTCGCCTTTGTAATTCCGCCCATATTTTTTAAAGGGTTCATCTATTAACTACCTCACGTTTCGTTGGTATCGCTAGTACTGTACCATATTCAATCTCTATTTCAGATTCAAAAGAAGGGTTAGCGTCTAATATAGACCACCAAAGACTAGCGTCACCATAATATTTATAAGCTAACCCGTCTAAAGTATCTCCCTCTTTAAATGTGTAATACTCTAAAACAGTTTCGGGAGAGAAGTCTTCTCTTTGAGATAAGAAAGGGGTACCTTCTTTAGTATATAAAATTTCACAGTCTTTGTAGCGCGAATTATTGTAAATCATATACTAACTCCCCCAACTTTTGTAAAACTCATTGTGAACCTAGATTGTGTAGGGTTCATGTACTTATCCCACATTTCATGTTTTACTTCATAACTATTTAAAACTACTTTGAAAGCGTCACTACCTAAAACATACAACGCTTCGCTAGGTTTCTTAAAAGCGTTTGTATTATTTTCTGCGGGAAGTAATGTTTCAAAGAATTTTTCATAACTTTTTATTTTACCTGTACTAGGGTTATCATACATAAATAACTCTAAAGAGAATGTTTTCTCCCCGCCATTTACAAAATAAAAAGTCGGGTACTGCATACCTGGTGCTTTTATACTACTATATTCTGCACTACGGGAATATTTAACCTCTTCAGGGTTAAATTGAAAATACATTGTTGTTGAAGTTTCAAGATTAGTTAAAGAGCCTTTTATCAACGCGCCTGTACCTTTGGGGTGCAAGAACACCCCATTTAGTACATTTTTGAAATTTAAAATTCCTAATTGATTTTTAAGGCTACGAACAGAGGACTTTACATTGCCAACGTTTACCATTGCGCTTTGTACACTACTTAAAAAGTTAAACATAATTACCTCTTCATCATATCGCGAATTTCTGCTTTTCGTTCAGCTTGTGCCATAACTTCTCTAGCTACTGCGTAAGGGTCTTGATTAGGTGTAGCATAGATAACAATAGAGCCTTCACCGAAGATAACTCTATTATCGCTACTATCAATAGTAGTACTTTCTCCGCCCGAATTTTGGCGGGAGATAGATTTAGCAACATTACTAAAACCACTATTTAAAGTAGAAGTAGTTCTATTGTAATCAATAGCACTTTGGTTATCTGTATCATTACCAATCAAGCCTAACATTTGCCCCGCGGTTTTCCACAAGCCAATAGCATTTTGAGAGTTATCAATAGGTACTACAACTTCAGGATAACCCGCTTCGCCTACTAAGGCGGGAGTAGGTTTAGTGATAACACCACCATTAGCAAGTGCAATCATATCACCTGAAGCTTGCATAGCGGAAGAATCTCCGCCCTTAATAAAGTTTACTACTGCGTCTATTGGGTGAGATAGTGTTTCTTTAATGCTATTCCATACACTAGATACATAATCATAAATGCTTGACATAATACTTGTTACGGAAGCATATAAATTATCAAATGTAGCTATAGCGCTATCAATAGCACTAGAGATAAAACCTGTTATAGCTTCCCAAACACTTTGACATAATGCACTAATAGCATTAAAGCCTTCACCAACCAATGTACAGAACGCGTTAAAGCCTTCTAAAATAGATTGCCATACTCCGTCAAAGAACGCACAAAGTTCATCCCAATAAGTAACAATCAAGGCAATTAAGCCAACAATTAAGGCTACTACTACACCTACTATCCAAACAGGGACACCTAAAACAGCGGCGATTGCCCCGATAACCATAAGAAGTACACGCGCTAAAGTCATACCCGCGGACATAATAACACGGAAGACAGGAGCAATAAATTTGAGTACACCCCAAAGTGCTTTAGCTACAGTTACTAATGGCTTCATAACAGACCATAATAACTTAAATGCTACGGAAGCCATAATAGCTATAGAAGCTACATTTCCCCATGCTTCAGCTTGCTCATTTGTAATATTTACTAACCCCGCATTTACTTGTGTTTGCCCGTCTTTTTCTGTAGGGTTAGCGTTCATGTTATCTTTGTTATGGTCTGCGTCACGAATACCTAAAAACTTCTTGAAGTTTGTATACTTTGTATTCAAATCATCAAACCATTTTAAGGTTTCTTGTATGCCTGTTTTAATGCCATTAACAAATGCTTGTGCTACCCGACTTGCTTCTGCCCAAGTGGCTAAGAATTCGAGCATACCATATTGTTTAGCTAAGTTAAAATTCTTTTTAGAAAGTTTCCCGTCAAGGAAGTCTACTAAGATATTGAATATATCAACTAACCTAGTCAAAACACTTTCAGTAAAATCTCTTAACCCGCCAAAATTAGTTCGCCAAGCTAAGTAAACTAAACCTGCTAAAGCTATGAAAGGTGCCATACTTAATGTAGTTGCCAAAATACTTCTAGCAACTGCCATAAAGCCAATTCTCATAGCAGTCAATAATCTAGTAGTACCTACTGCGGACATCATGAAGGAAGAATACGCGGAAGAAAGTTTTAGGAATAAGCCATATAGCATAATACCACTCCCAACTACTGTTAAGAGAGTGCCAAAAGCAGTTACAAGCTTCATAATTCCGCCGATTAATTCAGGATATTCACGAGATAAATCGCGGTAAGTTTCAACTAAAGCTTTTAATACTTTAACTAGAACACCTACAGGAGCAAGTATCATAGTGATACCTTCAGCAATAGGACTAGCCATATTTTTAAAATCTTCATTTGTTAAGTTATTAATTACATCAAAGAATTCTTTTAAATAGCCTTTAGCAGTATCAAATACACCTGAATTAGCAATATTGGTTTTAAAAGCTTCCCAAGAATCTTCTAAGTTACTCATCATTTGAGTCCAAGAGCCATTCATCTTTTCGGTAAAGCCTGATACCCCTAAGCCATTTACTGCTATAGCAATTTTTTCGCCAATATCTTTACCCTGCTTCATTCTAGCAATTACATCATTCGGCAAGTCAAAAATTTGTTGAATAGATTGATAATTTCCGCCCGCCAAGTTTCTTAATGCACTTTGAATACGGAATACAGGCACATCAGGTCGAGAAGCGGAGAAGTCAGTAATAAATTTTAATAAGCCTTGCATACCACCATTAGCAGTAGCATACATTTTTTGTACATCAGCGCCAATAGGTTTAAGTGTCTGCATCATACCGATAACATCACTTAAAGCCATAGGAGATTCGGCAGCGAATTTTTGCGCCCATAAATATGCTTCTTTACCTTTTTCAGCAGAGCCGTACAAAGTAGATAACATACTCATTTGGTTTTCTAGCGTTGCCCCTGCTTGTACAGAAGCTTTAGCCATACCTATAAAAGGCGCGGTAAGGGAAGCACCTAAAGCGGTAGTTGCTCCACCTATCCCCATTAAAAGAGAAGGGAGTTTAGAAAGTTTCCCTTCTAAATCTCCCAACGTTCCCCCTGTTTTAGTGAACTCATCTTGAAGTTTATCTAGGTTACCCATAATACTGTTCATAGCGCCCGAAACATTATCGGTTAAGCTAAGAACGATACCTAACCCGAAATTCTCCATAAATTCACCTCAACTTTCATTATTTAATCATTTGGTTTATATGTCGATTTAGATTGCAACGCTTCATAATGACCTTGTGCAATAACTAAATTTCTATACATTTTTCTTTTTCGTATACTCATAGACATTATTTTATCTTCATGCCAATGGTATACATAAGATAAAGTATGCACATCTCCATACAAACCCATAAGGGAAGATTCCCTTATGAGTAAGTTAGCAGGAAATGTGTCTATTGAAAACTTATGGAACTATCCTCAAATTTAGATTTATATTCAGTTCCGCATTTTTCACAATAAACTTCGGTGTTGTAATCAAAGCCGTAATCATTCATAGATTTATTTAAGTCCGTCAAAATATTTCTATCTCTAATGCTTAAATTTCTAATCATGTCTTCGGTTACAACTTTCAACCCGTCAAATTTACAAAGGCGGGTCAACATTAAAGTTTTGGCTTTACCCATATTTTGTTTATATAGAGGTAACAATACTTCTCTATCAACTCCCGTTGGTAAACGTAAAGTACCCTCTTTATAAGCATTGCCGTTTTTATCAATAATGCCTGTATGAAGAGTAAATGTAGCAGTATGACTATTATCACCACCATATGGTTTGATTTCTAATTCACTTAAAGGAACAGATGTTTTAATACCTGCACCACATTCAGGGCAAGTAGAAGTTAAAACAATATCATTACCAAAGGATAAGCGTCTAATCATTAAAATAGCGTAATCTGCGTCAGGTACAGGAATGTTGCGAACCAATTCCCGCCATTTATCTACACCTATAGTCTGGGGGGTAAGATTGCCAATACGTACAATACAACGTTCTAGCAACTTATTAATAGACCTTGCTTCATTCATATTTTTACGGGAGTTCACTTGTAAACTTTCTTCATCTGCACCCGTCATTTCACGAATTTCAAAATCTTTGAGTACTTCATCACTATCAGGTACTTTCACACCCGCGAAAAATCTATACTCTGTTTCAAATTCCTCTTCAGCGTCAACGTGTTTTAGCACATCATCAACTACTGTTTCTTCGTCTTGCATATTTAGCACTTTATTTTCTGCCATAATTTCTTCTCCTTGTTACCGCATTATTGAGTAGTACTTAATTAGTCGATTAAATATTCGTATTGGATAGTCATTTTTTCAACGGCTACATCATTAGAGCCTGCGTCTAAATCAGAGCCTTCCCATTTAGAAATCCATGCTTCAGCTAATTTATAAGTACGTTTTGTTTCACCGAATTTATTTTTAACTTCGATGATAATTGTTTGGCGCATATTAGGGTTATTAAGAGATTGACGGAAGGTCATTTCCATATCTCTATCAGCAAAAGAGCCACGTTCAGCAGTTACTTCATTAAATTTAGCTTTACCACCTAATTTATGAGTGTATTCGTACCCGCCTTCGTTGTACTCTGTAACACCTGTTTCTTCAGATAAGCCACTAATTTTAGTAAAGCCTGCGCCACTAGGCATACCTGCAACAGTCATAGTAAATTTATACTTTTGCAATGGGTCATCATATACAGAGCGACTAGCAGATACCTTTAAAGAAAGCATATCTTGTAATTTTTTCAACATAGTCAATTAGTTCCTTTCTTATTTATCAGACGGAATACGATTTTCTAAGCGAATAACGATAAATTCGGCAGGGGAAGCGTAAGCATATTTAACTTCAGTAATGCAGATACCACGGCGTGTTACATCTTCAGTATTCAATTCCGCGTCACATTTTACACGATACGCTTCTTTTGCAGTTTCGCCTTTCAAACCACCCATTCGCCATACAAAGTCTAAGAAAGATTCACAAGATACTGTAATTTTCTTCCAAAGGTCTTCTTTGTTTGGTTCAAATACTAAAGGCTCAATACCTTCATTTAAAGATTTACGTAAGAAAATGTCCATCATATTGGCAGATACATATTTAAAGTTAGAATCTTGGTTAAGAGTTCTAGCACCCCAAATAATATTACCATAGTTAGGTTTATTAACTAAAGATACGATACTTGCAGGGTTCATTAAATCTGTATCAGCACGATTAGGAGTGTAATCTAAGGAGATAGCACCTTGAATTACATAGGAAGTACCCGCAGGGTCTTTCCATGGGCCTACATCGGTTTGTGTTTTAGCAAGCCAACCACAATAAGCGCCACTAGAAGGAATGGTACGAAGTTTACCATTAACTGTAGATAATGGGTCTGTTACATTGTGCCAAGAAGATACCAATACACATCGACCTTGCAATTTTTTGCGGAGTTGAATAAGTTTGTCAGCGTCATAGCCTTTAGGAGCGTCAAGTACACCGAATTTCAATCGGTTTTTAGATAAATAAGCATTAATGTTTTTCAACATAGCTTCAGTAGTAGCACCAGGAACGGCGAAGATTGTTACATCATCTACTTTATCTACTTTTTCAAACGCTTTTACATAGTCAGCGTCTACAGGGTCATTACCATTTGCCCCGCCTGTTAAAGTAGTTTCAGCAGTTACTGCAATAGTACCACTCAATACTTTAATGATTTTAGAGTAGGTATTAATGTAATCGATGAAGTAGTTTTCATCTGTATCATTAGCACCCAAATATTGATGATATTCTTCACTTTGACCGCAAATTACTGTTACGTCAAATTTAGTAGGGTCGAATGTGTTAGAAGTAACAGTTACTTTAATTTGATTACCCCAATCGCCTACAGAAGTTGCAGATACTTTCATAGTGCCTACATCGCCAGTAGCTTTTTTCGCACCTTCGCTTACAACACGCAAGAAGCGGAGTTGGGAACCACCATTCAAGAAGAAAGAGTAAACTGCGTAAGCAAGGTCACTTGTCTTCATAAAAGGTGTTTTTTGACCTAAAGACACGGCTTGTTGGAACGCGTTCCAAGAAGTGTACAAAGTAGGGAAGTCAGAATCACCTACTAAAGATTCACCTACAAAGCAAGCAACGGAAGTACTTGCAGAAGGGATAGTTAAAAGGGAGCTTACATTTTCAAAGTAAACACCAGGAGTTGTGTTATAAGTTGGCATTATTATTCTTCTCCTTCTTTCTTAACACGGGACTTTTTAGGTTTAACCTCTTCCGCCTGATTTTCTTCTACTGGTTCTTCAGCGGGAGTAGGTTCAACCTCTTCTACTAAAACAAAGCCACGTTCAATACCTACTTGTAAAGAATCGTGGATAGAAGCAGTTTCAACTTCGACAGTTGCATAAGCATTTACGCGGATAGTAAAAGGTTCACCCTCTTTACTAATTCCCGTAAAAAATTGTCTGCAACCTTCAATGTCAGTAATGCGTAATTTAATCATCATTTACCGCCTTATCAATAACAATCTGTGTATGTGTTTCAAAGTCTGTAACCATAGGGTCTGTAATTTGAACGTGTTCATTAATTCTGCCATAAGCATTAAATACATAAATGGAACGGAAGATACGAGTACTACCTTCTACTTCATCTTGTCTTTTATCATCTAGCTTAAAATTCACTAACACACTTTCATCTTCCCCGTCATTATTTTTTACGGGAATAACCAAATTACGTTGTCTATAGCTAAGGAATTTGATAACCATAAAATCTAGGTCATTTTGTGATTTAGTTCTAAACTCCATTTGAATTTCTAAAGTGTAGGGAAGACCTACTCTTTCTGATACAACTGTTTTGTTATCATCATCGCGAGAAATAAGAATATCACTAGTTATTTGTTGTCTAACAATATCATATTTACTACCTGTTAGTTGAACGATAACACTTTTATCATATTCAGTCTTAAAATCTTCATCAGGTTTCCTAACAATCACGGGAATTTCTTCGCCAAAAATTTTTGGAATTAATTCTTTTAGACCTTTAACAATATTTTTATAATAAATAGTTCCGTGCTTCATCTTTTAACCTTTCGTAAAAAACTCTACAACGGCTTTTTGAATAGCTGATTTTATGCTACTGCGTTTTTCTTCCCAACTAGGTCGAATTAAAGGGCGGGCAGGTTGACGAGCAGTACCATATTCCATGTAGTTCATGATGTTAGATAACGATTCGCCATTTTTAGGTGACTTGCCGTCTTTTACTTTAACACCCACAGAATAATAGGTATCACTACTACTAATTTTAGTTGTAGTTATACTGTTTCGTAAAGTGCCTGTATCAACGTATATAGTAGAATTACCATGTTTTAATCTGATTGTATTTTTAGATAAAGGACTCCAACCTAAATCTTGTCGGTCAATATGTCCTTGAATAGTCTTCTGTAAAACTTTAGCCTGTTCATCTACTGCGCTTGTCAGTTCTTTAACATTTCTACGGCTTAAATTTTTCTTCAGTCTATTCCAATCACCCGTAAATTTTACATTACTCATTGAAACAACACTTCTTTCTCAACTCTACCCAATCTTCAGCTTCAGAGCATTTAAAAGAAATTGCCCGTGGAATATCCATAACATAGGAAGAATATTCTAAAGAATCAACTTTGTAGGCAAACCCATTATTTACAATAATGCATTGAGATAAAATTCTGAAAGCTTCAGCGCTATCATATTCAACCTCATTTAGTTTAAACTCTACAATCGGTACAATAACTGTTACATTATCGCGCCAAATATCTTCTTTACTTCCCGCACTAACATTTATACGTACTTTACCCGTAACACGAATTCTATTATCGTACACTTTTTTAGAAGCTTCTTGATATACATCATCAACTTCCGTTTTTTCTTCATTAAGAAAGTAGATGATTAAATCATCACTAGCTAATTCACGGAAGATAAAGTCCATATCTCTATGAAATATATCTTTGATATAGCTACTCATGGTAAATCACCTACATTCACTTCAGTTGAAGGGGTATCTGTAATAGTGAAGGTTATCTCATCACTACCATATCTACCACTTCGTGTTACAACTTCTACGGCGCATTTATATTCGCCCGCACTAAGACCTCTTAAAGCACAGTCTTTATTCATCTTATCCCCGATTTCAATAACTAACTTTGCTTTATCGTTGATAGTCCTAACAAAATGAGTTTCTGTATCGGTGTAAGTATCAATCAACTTCCCCCCGTCAACTTTTTTCATTAGGTAAACTCTATAACAACGGAAGTCCATAGGGTTAAATCTATATGTATTCCAAGAAATAAACGCGGTATTAGGACTTGTGCTATCTAAGGATAATAACAAACGAGGGGGAACACTAACCAACGAATTATACTTCGTCATATACCTATTAGATATAGTCACATCTAATGTGGTAAGTGTTCCCCCTGTTTCTGCTAAGTTTCCGTTTGCGTCTGTTCCGCCACTATTGCTATTACCGCCTATTAGGTCTTTATTTTTTATATAGTTTTCATACTCAGATTGAGCCTGTTCCGCTAACTTATTATAATGTTCAAAGCGTTGCGAGATAGATATACTTCCCGCGTCACTTGCTGAAATATCATAAAAAGGCGCGGTAGATACGGCTAGTTTTCTAAGTAAATCGATTCTAGCGAGTAACAGAACCTCATACATAATAGATTTAGGCATTTTCTCCGCCGTATATTGCGGATATGTACGCATTAAAACCATTTCTAAATACATTTTGAAGTCTTCATCATCTAATAAAAGAAATTCCTCATCTTCAAAACGCTTATAATCGGTTGAAAAAGTTCCCTTAAAATATTTAAGGACTTCTTCTAAATTTGCGTATGCCATAGTGAAATACCTATTACATTACTTCTAGCAAGCCTGCACTAGCAAGAATTTGTTTAACATTAGAAGGAACATTGATTTCTTTGCCCGCTTCTAAGTTATACCATACACCGCCAATACAGCAAGAATGGTCTTTTCGTACTTTCACTTTTACATTTTTTACGGAAGATTGAACAGTAACTTCTACAGGAGAATCAGCGGAAGTAACTTCTTCCGCTTTTTTCTCTTCATCAGCTACCATTACTAATTCTTCAGTTGGTTCTTCTGTAGCTACCTCTTCTTCAGGAGTAACTACTTCTTCAACTACTTCAGCATTTTTCTTTGGTCTAGCCATTAGTAATGTACCTCTTTATTTAAAACTAAAATTATGCAGTTTCGATTACTACACCATATTCATCGTTCAATTTAGCTACGCCAAACAAGGAGTACCATGCAAGGGAGCGACGGCGACCGAAGTCTTCAACACCATTGTCACGAATTTCTACAGGAAGAGCAGTAGCCAAGCCGTAGTAAGATTGACCGAAGATAACTGCTTTATAAATGTTTGTTTGGTTGCCACTAGCACCTGTTTTCAAGTCTGCGTCATAAGCAGGGTCAGTTTGTGCACAAGCACCATTTTTCATCAAAGTAGTTTCGATGAAGATAGTATCATCAATTCGACCGATTTCGCCTGTGAATAATTGGTCTGGAGCGCCGTAGTTGGAAGCATTAATCCATGCATTATCGTCTCGAAGACCACGAGATTGGTGAGGGTGAACGAAGCATACCCAGTTAGCGCCACCTACTTTAGGAGCATTGTTTGTGGACAAAATTTCTACTGCGTCTTTAATAGTAGATACTTTCAAAGTATTAGTAGAAGCCAAACCTGCGCGGTTAGCAACTTTATCAGCATATACAACGTTTGTGCCTGTTAAAGCTACATCGCGAAGTTCACAATCAAGAACCAATGCATAGTCACGACCCAACAAAGTGGAGACACGAGCCATAGTATCATCATAGGAAGTGCGAAGCAATTTTTCAGTTACTGCTACTGCATTACCATATTCAGTTACTTTAACTTCTTTCAAAGAACCTGTGATAGCTTGTGTAGTCATATCAACGTTCTCTGTCAATTTACCACCTTGTTTAAGGTTGTTGTAAGTAAGCATTTGAATTGTTTCGCCCGCTTCTTTTGTCAAATCATCTTGAACATCGGCGAATTGGAAGAATCGAAGGTTAGGCATAGCCTTAAAAGCAACTTCTTTAGACCAAACATTCAAATTTTTAAGTTGAGTAGCACTTGTAGTGGTAGTTACATCACCAAAAGTTTGTAGATTAAATGCAAATGTAGACATTGAGTAAAAATTCCTTTCTCAAAAATAATTAGTTTTTAAGTGCTTTCTTGCGCCATTCTGCGTAAGCTTTAGGGTCACGCATAGGGTCAAGAGTTTTGACAACCTCTTCACTTAACAATTCATCATTATTAGAATCGTTGTTAGGGTTTGGAGCAGGTGGTTTTTTACCGCCTTCTTTGTCAGTATCTTTTTTGTCTTCAGCTAAAGATTCTAATGTTACTGCCTTAATACCCAAATCGGCGCGAATTTTATTAGATTCTTCAACTGCTTTCTTAACGCTTTCATCTACTTCTTCTTTAGTAGACCCTGTTACAGTATCTTTTAGGTGGTTCAAAATAACCTTATCATATTTGGCTTTTTCAGTTTTTACATAGTCTTTGATTTCATATTCCGCTTCGATTTTTTCGCGAATTACTTTCTCATCAACTTGGTTAGATTCCAATTCTTCTTTTTCTTTCTTAACAGTTTCAAGTTCAGATTTCAAAATTTCAATTTTTGCTTCTAACTCTTTAACTGCTTCATCATTACCATTTTTAGAATCTGCTTTAAACTGTTCTAAGGCTTTCTCTGCTTCCGCTTTTTCTAATAACAATTTATTGTTATTTTCGGTAAGCATTTTAACCTGAGATTTCAAGCCTTCAATTTCGCCGTAAAGTTTTTGTTTTTCTTCTTTACGCGCTTTAGCGATGAGTTCTTCATAATTGATAGGTGGTGTTTTACTACCTTCATTATCATTATTACCCTCATCTGCGAATACTGTTACAGTACCACTAATCATGTTAAAAATTCGTTCTGCTAATTTGTTTCCGCGAAGTTTGCTCATTACAATTTCTCCTTAATTAAATTATATTAATTCAATAACATAATACCATTAATGAAAGTATTATGTAAATATTATTTAGTATTACTAATTTTTACCGCCTAAAGGTCTGCCTTTAGTTCCGCCAAAATCAAATTCGTCTTTTATTTTAGGAATTTTAGCTTCAGGTTCGCCATTAGTAAAACCACTATTAGTAGATACTAAAGGTTTATTACCATTACTATTCATTTCCACGCTATTTTCTGCCATAGTGTCTGTAGAAAATTCAGGATATTCTTTATTCTCTTCTTTGATTTCTTCAAGAACTTTTTCAGCGTTTTCTTCACCCAACATTTCAAGCGCGCGTTTTCTTGTAATCAAACCTAAACGCAACTTGTATTCAATTTGTTGTAATAAAGACATTTCATCTTTAGGGAGTGTATCTTTAGTTTCAACACTTGTGAAATAATATTCCGCATTTGTAACATTGTTAGGTTTTTCAATCAAACCCTCTTTAGTAGAAATATAGATAATCATCTTATTTAGATTTTCTAACCCTTTTTTAGTTAAAGGTGTTTTTGTTTTATTCTTTTCTACTAAAGGTAAGTTAGCATATTGAAGAGCAACACCACTTGTATTACTGATATTTGTTGCCCCGCCCAATAAACTTTCAGGCAAACCGCCAATTTCAATCATCGCTTGTTTCAACTCTTTAGCGAATGTATTGGAAGCGGTTAAATCTGTATTCATGGTTAAGTTTTCTACACTAGCAGTTGTAGGCAAACCGCCCCATACTTTATTAGCGCCTTTTTCTAGCGCGCCAATTTTAGCACCTTTAACAATCGTTACAGGGGAAGCGTGATAATCAATGATTTCAGAAATATCAGAAGCCTTCCGATTGATTTCAATATTGATTGGAATTAAATCTTCAATATCACTCTGACCTACATTACTAGCAGATAAACCCACATTACGAATACAAACAAAAGGAATAATATTATACTTGTTTGGATATACTGTTTCTACCCCATCATCAATTACTCTGACAATATCTTTAGTCCAAATTTGTTTGTATACTGCTTGCTTTGTACTTGTACTACCTGTCACAGGGTTCATAATTTGTTTGTTATACAAATATGTAACCATAACACTTTTTAAAATGTCGCGTCTATGGTCTTCATAGGTAGGGTATACACAACCTGTAGGCTGAAGTAGTAATTGAATTTTGCCTGTATCGTTTTCTTCATAAGGGTCTTCGATTTCATCAGCATTTAAAAAGTCTACTAATATCCATGCTTCTCCCGTCACACTTTTCATCTGACCTATATCTAACAAAAATTCTCCACCGCCGTTATTTTCATACACTTTGCGGAGATATTCTGTCATATCTAGTTTTTCATTTTTATCTACGATTTCGCCTTTTAGTTTTTCGTGAGATAAAATTCTAACCCCATTACCTAACTCAAAAGATACAAAGCGGTTAATAAATGTTCGAACATAGTTCAATGTCATTTCTACCCCGTCTGTTTCAGGAAGTTCTTCCCAATGGAAGCCTTCATAGAAATTCCATGCTCTACGAATACGCTCCCGTCTTATAGCCTGTTCGGGTGATAAAGCTAGCATATCAGTAGCAGTTTTTGTGTTTACTGAATCATTAAAAGTTAATCTTCTTTCATAACCTAACATTAATGTCTTCTCCTTTTAGCAGTCGCACGATTAAATTTCATTTGTGGAGTTTCGTTTCGTCTATTAGGACTACCGAATAGACTTCTACTATCTCTACATTCAATTTCACTAACTTCCCCTTTTTGCATACAACCCCATACTGCAAGCGCCCAACTATCAGGATAATCATCGTGCGCACCTCTAGTTTCTGGGTGTGATACAAGTAAGTTAGTTCCCCGCCAATTTTTTTGTAGGTCGGCTAATTGTTGTACACATTTTTCATATTCAACAGTACCTTTAGCCTTTTCACTTGCGGGTAGTTTTGCTCTGCCACTCGATAATTCTTTATCAAAAGTTTTATAGAGGTCGGACTTAGCACCTACAGTAAACACATAAGGAATAACTTCAGCGGACACATTAGCATTTAATCTATCAGCAAAAGACTTTTCTCTTGTAGCGTCTACCACGATTCTTGCTACTTTAAAATTCCTCAAAAATTCGGTAATGATGTAGTACTGCTCTTCATGGTCGGGTACTTCTTTAATCTCTAAGAAATATTTGACGTAAGTATTGAATGCGTCAAATGTATATTCATGACCTTCATCTTCGTCATATCTTGTTTCAGAGATTACAGGCATATCCCAATCTACTTCAACTACAGTAACAACAGTACTATCTCCGCCACTACCACCGCCAATATCTATCCCAACTACATGAGTTGCTTCTCTATCGAAGTCGATAAAGTCCATTAAAGGTTCTAAGTTATTCTTCTCGAATTTATCAATGTCTATGAACATACCACGTTCCATTATCCATTCAAGTTTATAACTCATTCTGAATGAATCAGAATTTTCACCTAAATTGCGCTTTTCTTTTTCGATATATTTTGCGTAGTTAGGGTTGTATTTACTAGCTATAGTATAATCAAATTCAAAATGATTTTTGATATGACTACTTCTATTCTTAGCTAATTCCTTATTACGTTGGATAGCGTCATAGAAATAACCTTTAAATACTGTAGCAGTACCAATACAAACTTTCGTTGCATTATAGGCGGCACCCATAGGTGATATAGATTTAGTTAGTACAAAGTTAGATATATCCTGACATTCCTCGCATATGATGAAATTAAAGGATTCCCCTTCAATATTACTTCTTTCTGAAGCGGAGAAGCAAGTACATCTACTACCATTACTTAAACTTGTAGTCTGTCCATTACTTGTACTAAATTGAAGGTTAAATTCTTCACTTTCTAAAATAGATACAGCGCGTTTTGAAGTTAAGAACCCCTTCATACGCATATAGTTTGTCTGTGCTTGTTGTAAAGCAGGGGCAAAGATACCTATTTTAATACCTTCTCTAAATGGTTGTAATCTTGGGTCATTAGCGAACATAGGCATATTAGCTAAAGTAGGTAAAATAACTTGAAGACCACAAGTCACGCAAGCTACTGTTTCTGTATTATGTGTGACTGTAAAATCACCTAACACAAATAGTCTGTCTTTACTATCTATAGTAAACCCAAAATATTCTCCCCGCCCTTTTTCTTTCAATTTAATATGATATATTAAATCTCCCCTTCTACAATTTCCACTTGGGTTTTGTTTTGTCTTAGTAGGAATACAAGAAAAATCGCCTGAAGCATGAATTCGATAGTTTATTTTATACCCGTCTTTTGCGTGTACATTCTTAATCTTAATGGGTCTTAAAAAGGCTCTGAAACCCAAAGACTTTAATAAGAATAAATAGTCTTCTGCTATGATAGGGTTCACATTACATATTGCTACCGAATTTCTTCTTCTCTTATCATTTAGGTTAAAATGACCACAAGCGTCTAATATTCCCGCCAATAATTCTTGGCGCGCTATTTCATCATTAATTAGATACTGCTTATCTAATCGCAAGTCCATAGGGTCATATAAGCCTTCAGTAGAAGCAATTCGATACCCATATTCATAAGGGTCTTCGTCTGTTTCTTGATACTTGAATTCAATTCTTGCCCTATAACCGCATAATTGTTTCTTTCTACTTTCAGAAAGTTTTAAATACTTAGACACTTCCATGTTTAAATACTGCCCTGTTTTAGTATCATACAAGGCTAGTATATGGGACTTATTAACAGTATAAGTACTTTCATACTTCCCCTGATATGGTTGTACTTCATACATTTCTTCAAAGCCATGACCTAAGTTTGTTACTGTAGCGTATGAACTATCAGGAGTCATAACTTTATCCCCGATTTTTATGTCTTCAACATTCTTTAAAGACCCGTCATACATTAAAACTTTAGTGCCTTTAGCTAAACACTTACCTGATTGACGGCTAAATAAAGCGGTTATTTCTTCCCCGTCATTTTCAATAACAGACCTAATAATTCTTCGCGCGAACTGTTCTTGATAAGGATATAATTCTCTCCCGCTAAAGAATAGGCAGAATTGGTATACCTTATCTACTAATACGGCAGTACTTAAACGCTTCTTTACATCAGCATATACTTTTTTAGACCCGATTTTTTCGAGCCATTTATTGATAGGCTTAATGTCTTTACTGTGATAAACACCTAGAAGAGATAATATCTCCCGTCTATGAAGTCCCTTCAAAATGATTTCTCCTTGTTTATAAACAAAAAATAATAGCTATATTTCTATAGCTATTATTGTACCATATTTATATTAGATATTCACTAGCGTTTCCCATGTACATTCTTCAGCGCTTTTATCTGTGCGATAACGAACGAATCTAGGGTGACGAATTCGACCCGTATCATTAAATATTTCATTGCCCTTTACTTCAATGACACTACCCAATATATCGTCTTTATGTCTTGTCATAAAAGCGCGGTCTTCTTCTGTGATACCTTCACATTCGCCAACTTTTACAACAATCATATCATTCATAATTAGAATATCAAATTTCTTTTTACCCTTACTTTTCTTTTCTAACTCTTTCAATTCTTTGGCTTTGTCTTCAGTAATGACTACCCCATACTCAATACCGCCAATTTGTTTATTGAAATAGTTTTTAGTAACGGGTGTAAAACCCATTTCTAAATAATGTGATGTATCATCTGAAGTTTTAGCGTAGTGCATTACTCCTGATTTTTCATCAATAAAATATTCCCAATAACCTTTCGGGAATTTCCCGCCATATTCTTTAGTAGGTTCAGTAAACCCAATTACAATTACATCGCGGTCAATTTCTTTTTTAACTTTCTGATATGCACGGGTTCGTTTATGCTCATAGATACTATTAGGGTCTTTCAACATAATACCTTCCCCGTTCAAAATTTTTGTAATGTAAATAAAATAAGCCTTGAAGGATAAATGCACTAAGACATTAAACCCTTTAAGATTACTAAATACGCAAAACTTTAATTCATGATATAACGTATTATCACTCAACCACCTAGCTTTATCTAGTACAGATTGATAACCTTGTTTGGTAAAGTACATTGTTACATTTTCTTGATACCAAGGGTTTACTACAACATAGTTATTGCTAAGTTCTCTGACTGCTTCTTCTAAGTAACCTTTTCTTTCAATTAAGGGTATGGAGCGTAAATCTTTACCTTTATAAAAGAGAATATCAAAAGCATTGAATACAGGCTTACCTATTTCTTCTTGCTTGCTGATACTCTCTTCAGGTAATGACAATACTACCGCGGAAGTTTCACTAAACGGAACATTAGGGACTAATAACTCCCCGTCTAAAATTGTATTAGCTAATTCAGCTTTACCATAATCTCTGAAGTGTGGGAAGTTGTCAGTACGTTCACTATAAAAACCTGTCTTTAAAGATACGTTACGTGAAAATAATCGGCAATGTGGATAGTTTACTTCTTTAGTGCTATCAAATATTCTAAGCTGAATTCTAACCCCGTCAAGTTTTCTTTCACAGATTACTGTATCGTCTGTTAGTAAACTATCTAACTTATTCTCCATAACCTCTTTAGCAGTCATAGGTTCATAGCCAATTATCCCCGCTTTTTTATAATCTTCAGCGGTGTAATGTTCAAACATAATTAACCTCTCTTATTAGTTAAGTAATATAAAGTGGCTTGATATACTTTACCTAGTTCAGGGTCATTTTTATTTTCTTCATAAAAACGAATTAGTTTTTCAATAGTTAGATTTCCTGTAGGAGCGACTTTTTCTTTCGCCCCTACAATTTCTACATCGTCATTCCACCCGTCAGTTTGTTTCTTCCCGCCTGTATAGGTAATGTCTTCAACTGTAAAACTTTCGTGCATAGTAATACCTCATTTATCAAATTTTAAAGAAATATCTTGAAGGTCATTATAGAGTTCTTTGTTTTCAACCCATTCATAATCTTCAGGAGTATCAAGCGCCTTAAACAATGTTTCATTGATAGTCACTACAGAATAATACCCCGCTTCTTTTTCTTTCATATTAACATAAGTACCAAAATCAATTAAAGCGGAATTTACTCCAACTGTTTCGCCGTCTACCCCTAAAAAGATATTCTTAACAAAGTTGCTAATGCAGACCATATGATAGTCACTATTAGGCGCGTTATTAATTAGTAGTCTATCAGGGATAACTTCAGATACTTCAAATACATACTTCCCATTTTTATGAGTGAGTACTTTATCTCCCGCAATTACTGTAACGGGTACAATCATTCGACCCATAACTGTTTCTTCGTCTTTTAATTCAGAATAGCTAGGTTCAATCTGTACATCACCACTAAGCACTAATTTGTTACTTTCAATAAATGGGAATAAAACAGGCTTATCAACCTTTTCTAAATCATCTGCAAAGGTTTTAGTGAATACGATTGAAGGCACTTGATACGCTTCTACTTTATTTACTCTGTAATATTCAGACCAAAATTCGCCATTGTTTGTCATTGTCTTTTCTCTCCTTTGTTAAAGAAAGCGGGAGTTTTCTCCCGCTTTTATTTTCTACTCTGCTTCGTACTCTGTACCACATACGTTGCAACGATAGCCACCTTCGATTTCTTCTAGTGGAGCACCACAACAATAAGGAACTTCATTGATGTTGTAAGGGTCACCACCTTCATCGTGGAATTCGCCTTCATCATCAATCAATAAAGCCAATTTTTCTGTGTACATTTCTACTACTGCTTCATCTTCTACTTTTTTAGTAACTGCAATACCTACTTGTTTTAAATAGGCTACCATTTCTTTGCGGGTAATTTTGCCTTCTTCAAATTCTTCTTGTACTTGCTCTTCCATAGCTACAATAGCTTTAGCACGTTCTTCAGTAATACCTAAATCTTCAGACTCTTCAGTTTCTTCTTCAGGCTCTACATCTTCAGAAGGTTCTTCTTCTTCAAATTCAAACAACCCGTCTTTTACTGCTTGATAAATCTTCTCTACTAATGCTTCGCGCTTGCCTTTAGAGGATAAACCTAACTCTTCTAATGTTTCGCGCAATTCATCATCGGAAGCTTCATTTACATATTGCATAACCTTAGCATATGTTTCATCTTCTACTTCATCATCTTCCGCTTCTTCAGAATCTTCATCTTCTTCAGAATCTTCATTTTCTTCAATTTCAGGTTCTTCAGATTCTTCTTCAACTTCAGGCTCTTCAACCTCTTCATCTTCAGAATCTTCTTGATTGTCTAAAAATTCGCGAATTCGGTCTTCTACTTCAGCGCGTTTGCCTTTAGAATTCAAACCTAATTCTTCAGCGTATTCACGCAATTCTTTCAATTTCATAGAACCTAAATCTACGTCTTCTGTTTCAGGTTCTTCAACTGTAACCTCTTCTTCAGGTTCTACAGAAGGCGCTTCATTATGAGGTTCTTCTTCGTGAATATCATTTGTAGTCCAATTTTTTGGTTCTACTTCAGATAAAGCTTCTACAACCGCTTCTTTTACGATTTGTTTTAATAACGTTTCAAAATTCATTGTCTTATGCTCCTTTGTTTTCTAGCACTAAATACTGTTTATACACATATTATACATAATACCTAATGTAAAGGCAAATCAAATTTTAACTTCCGTTTTTCTTGTTTTTCTGTAGTAATAGCTTCTAGTATATCTAGTTTGTCTTTTAAATTAGCCATTAAAAATTCCATATCGTCAACTAATTCTTTCTCCGTTTTTGGTACTGCTTTATAGGCATTATTCATTTCAATCATTAAAGATTTTACTAGATTGATACAACTTTTTACATTACCCAATGTTTCATTTTCAAATATCACTTTAAAATCTGAATCAGGTAACCGCAATAATTCATCTAAACTCTTATTCATATTTCTTTATCTTTCTACATACATACACGATAGAAAATATCATACCTACAAACAATAATGCTGATAGCATGATAAATGCTATTCCTAATATGATTGATATTATATCTAATACCATTTATTCACCCCGCAATTTCTTTTGTAAATAGCTACTGTACCAAGGAATAATAGCTAATACTACTAAACTACCAATAAATAATACTAAACTATTCTTATTGATTAAAAATAATACCACATTAATTAAACATATAACTAATACAAGCATAACCAATATTGGTACCAGTATTTCTACAATTAAATTAGTGATTAATATAAATAATCGTTCAGCTATCTTGTACAGTAGTTTTAAGATATTGGTAATAACCTTTAGTGTATTCTCCATGTTGTAACAACCCTTCTTTCTTCGCGTCTTCTAATGCTTCATGTAGCATATCATAAAATTGTTTATCGTGCATAACACCACGTTTTCGTTTATACCCTATCACATGGTTAAATTGATAGTAATGTATAAATTCATGGATAAACACGCTAAATAACCATTCATTCGTATACGTTTTCACTCGACCGCTTCGATATAAAATAATTTGATTCGGTTTATTTCTTCTATGTTTGTAAACACCATACATAGTCACGCTTTTTGGTTTAATCAATACTTGTACATCGCTCATGTTTACTTTAAACATTTCACCTAATAAGGCTTTAAATACATTTATTAAAGCAAAATCATCAGCACCTTCAAAAGGGTTTACATTAACTGTTTTTACTTTCTTTCTTAAAATCATACTGCATATGTAAACGTGATAACACGATTACTTCCTTCCCGTGAAAATTCATACTCTACATTATACCCATTGTTTCGCATATCTTTTAAAGCAGGCTCTAAAATATCTCTTCGTACCAATGCAATATTTTTGCTATAGTACTCTAAGCTATACCCTAACTTTTCTAATAAATCAACTACATCAAGGGTAACAGGTTTTTCATAAAAATCTAAGCTATCTAATACAGATAATAACTTTCTACCCCTCAAAGTCTTAAACCCGCCATGTATAAACGTGATACTATTTTTTGTAATATCAATTTTTGTAATGCTTTGGTTATAAACTACAGTATTACCATTAATGCTTTCGATAACGTGTAATACTTGATTACCTATTGTATAAAACAAAGACATTAATTTGTCTGCTTTAAAGGTTTTAGGTAACTCATCTGCACTTAACCATTCTGCTACTTCAGGACTAATAGGCAAACTAACTTTTTTATACATATACTACCTCTACATAATGCACTTTTGCATTTTAATGACTTCTTCTAAATACATAATATCTTCAGGTAACACATCACCTGCATACTTGAAAGTTAAACGTTCATATTGAATACCATTAATTGGAGTACTTTCATATACTACTTCCGCGTTTAATTTTTTGATAATCAATGTTTTACTTAAATTAGAAATAGCTACAGTATCTAACTTATGACCTTTGATAGGTTTTATTGTCATTTCTACTTTATTATAGAAAGGTGATACTAATTCACTACGCACTACCACGTTGTAGCTGTTTCTGTTATAGTCTAATCTTGTTGTCATGTCCAAATTCTCCTTTGCTAAAGACATAAATTTTATATACACATCATAACACACATTTACACACAATGCAAACCATTTACACACACACAACCTAAATTTTTCAAAAATTATAATACTAGCATTTACACATAAACACACATAAAATACGAATTGTGAGATACCTTGAAAAATTTTCAAAAATTGCGACACTTCTGTACACATAAACACACATAAAATCTAATACGGGGTTTATACCAAAAATTTTTCAAAAATTGCGACACTTGACGCACTCACAGGCTCATTCCTGTTCTCATTTAAGGGTGGGGTGTTGATAATGGAGCGGTTAAGCACCTCTACCTCTCTACAAGGTCAAAACTACCGCGAATTTTTTTATTTCATGTTATATACTTCTCTCTACTCTCTACAACTAAATCAATTTATTTTCTCCCGCGTTTTTCTTTTCGGTTTCTTTCTCTTCTGCTCTTCTACCTTCTCTATATAGTTTAGTTATCTTTCTATCTATATAGAAATAACATTACCTCTTTTAATATAGACTACCTTACTAAGTATAGGGTACCTCTTTCTACCCGCTTTTTATTTTTGGCGGAGAGAAATAAGATATAAACCTATAGTAACTCTTATATATCATTGTATATCTTTCTATACTCTTCTTTCTTATTCTTTATAGTTAAACCCTCATTCTCTACCCGCTTTTTATTTTTAACTAAGGTAAGGCATACCTCTTATTTTGGTCTATACCTCTATAGTAGTACTAAACCTACTCACTACCGCGATTTTTCATAATTTTGACGATTTTCATGAAAAACCTCAATTTTGAGCAAAACCATGTATTTTATGAAAAACCGCTTATTTTAATGAAAACCACGTATTTTTTGCGTATTCCTGTGTTTTTAGTCAAAATCTGCTCTATTTAACGATTTCTACATATAAAAGAAAAGCACCTTATTTGGTGCTTTCTTCTTCATTTCTCTTCTTATAATAGATTCTTTCTGATTCTTTATCATAAAAGCCTAGTGGCTTATAATCTTCAATGAATTTCTTTACATCTTTAAAATTCTTCATAGATACATATAAAGGGTTTAAATGAATCAAGCCTTCTTTCGTTATAGTAGCTACTATTCTATTGTTATCTATTAACTTTCTTGTATCAAAACTATATACAACTTTCATTTTCTCCGCCTTTCTTTTTTGGTTGAAAGAAAAGCACTCTATTGAGTGCTTTTGCTTTCTTCATCATAAAAGCCACGATTTATACAATGATTTTGTACAAGGTCGATTTTTTGTATAAAATCATCTAATGCTTTGTATGAGAATCTCATAGGCTTTGTCTTGTCAAGTGGTTCAAAGTGTATAAATGGCTCTGCTGAGTCTTTATCTCTCATAATGTAGATACATATATTATGCTTTTCTTGGGAATGGATAACGCACTCTTTTTTGTAGGTATCAGGTGGCAACGTGTTCACGTTGCTTTTTCTGATTTTAAGCGTTTGAGTCTTTTTCTTTATTATTTTCATCTTTACTTGCCCGCCTTTCTTTTATTCATGTAGTACAATGTGCTACAGGATAAAACAAGAGTTAAAATCTTGTAAATATCATCTTTCGGGGTGATATTTAAAATATCACAATCAAGATAATAAGTGAATAGGTCATAAGATAGATATAAGACAAACAGACTTAAAACTACGCTTATAATGTTTTTTATCATGGTATTTCTCACTTTCATAGATGAAAAGCGGGAATTTCTCCCGCTTTTTAAAATCACTATTTTTCTAAAACTGCACTCACTAAGTCGAATTCTTCAGGGAATAAATCCCATAAAGCTTCGGAGTAGATAGATGCGAACACTAGGCGGGGAACTTTCTCCCCGATAAAAATAGGCTCGCATACATCGAAGTTATCTTTCATATTGACATAAGGAACATGAAATATATTCTCATAGTCAGATTTAGATACTTCGGAACAATCAAAGGCAACTGCAATTTCTCTTTCACTTTCTACTGCTTTTAGTAACTCATCGTAGTTATTAATATCAGTAACTACTTTATAAGTACTTTTAGCAATTTTCAGCGGTTTTTTGATTCTTCGCAACGCTTTTTCTTGCTCTTGCTCTACTTCGGCTTTCGCCTTTTTAGTAGCTTTTTTAGGCTTTTCGGCTTGCTCTTTAGCAGGCTTTTCAGCTTTTTTCACTACTTTTTTAGTAGCAGGCTTTTTAGTGATTTTTTCATCATCTTTTACTACTTTTTCTGTATCAGCTTTTTTAGTAGCTTTTACAGTCTTTTTAGTTTTTGGCTTTTCTGCTTTCACTTCTGATTTTTCAGTAGATACTTTTTTAGTGGCTTTCTTTTTTGATTCTTTAGCTAAAATCTCATTAGCTTTAGTTTCAAATAAGGAAGTCAAGAATTCGCCGTCAACTTTAACAGATTTCTTTGTAGTCATGATAAACTCACTTTCTGAGCGTTTCAGGTAACGCACAACTTATATAAAATTATTAAAGAACTTCAAGTAACTAGGTTATCGTTACTTGTTGATATAAGTATAACATTGATGATGTATCATGTCAACACTTTTTTACACATTTTTACACATTTATTTTTAAGGCTCTACAAATGCAGTAATTATCTAGCTTCGCAAGGTCAATTCATTTATTTACGCTCTAAGGTGCTTCTAGTGATTTTTTGGATATAATATATAGGCAATTTTGAAATGAGCATACAGGGGCAAATTTTGCATTTCTAGGGGCAAACGTTGATTTCTCAACTTTCTAGGCTTGCTCTGAAAATAGAACAGATGTTCGATAATCGGAGCAAGGTCTTATATCTAAAAATTTCAATTAAATCAAAGATTTTCAATCACATCAAAGAAAATCAATCAGATTGAAAACATTGAATGACATTGAAAAATTTCAATACTATATAAACATTTCAATCTAATCTAAGAATTTCAATCTCATCTAAATCATTCAATCTCATTCAATATCATCAATCACATTTAAACATTTCAATCACATTTAAAGAAATCAATCTATGGTGTTATGCTCTTTATACTATCTCTATACAAAGAAAACACTCACAATCACCGCGAATTTTTTCATGGTGATTATGAGTGTTATTCTTTACCTAGTTATTATAAAGTTCTTTGCTCCCGCTTTTTCTCTTATGTGGGAACCAGCGGGAACGATGACCTGTAATCAGAAGGAAAGTGAGAAATATCTGACTACACTATTATTATACATTATACCCGTTTTAATTTCAAACGGAATACCCTTGGTTTAATAACCTCATACCCATTTTCAAATAAGTCTTCAAAGAAGGCTACTACCTTGTTATCATACTTAGTAGTTAAATCTTCAGCGATTACCTCTAAATATTTTGGGTATGTAAATTGTCTATCGTTATTCTTTCTACCATGTTTTTCAAGGAATAACACTACTTCCCGCCAACTTTTTAGCGATTTGAAGTGTTTTTCAAAGAATTTAGATAAACCCTTAAAGCCTTGCTCTTCGGGAGCATTAAACAAGCTTTCACCTGTTACTGAATCATATACATAGTTCTTACCATTCATGTTGTACACTCTGAATGGGTTTTCATAAGTGCGTCTTGTACGTTTTTTCATGTCATTTCACTCCGTTTTTTAATTTTAGACTTGTTACTCATCTGTAACTTATGTATACAGTATAACACACATTCACACATAAGTCAAGTAACCTCGTTTTCTAGCGTTCTAAAATGTATTTTAGCTGACCTCTTAGGTCATAATTGTCGCTTTCAGACTCCCATACGTTGCAATCGTCTAAACGTACTACAAACTCTCCCGCATCAACCAATTTTTCTGCTAAAAAGTCGCTTACTAGCCAAGCAATCACATAGTCAGGCATTTCTCTGTCTAAATTGATAGCTTCCTCTTCTTCCTGCGCTTTAAATTCTTCGCTACGTAACAAAACTTCAGGTGCTGAACAGTAGATATGCTCTCTGTATAGGTTATCATAATCGTAATTCATCGTCTTTACCACCTTTTCTTTCAACTCACAATGTTTAACTTGATGATTGAAGTATATCACAGTCAAAAAAGTGCGTCAAATCACCATTTCTTCAATGTCCTATATATATAAACAATATCACGCGCGCGTGCGCGTACGCGTATAGGATAATATAAGTATTACGTGTCTATATTAAATTTAAGATAGTTTAAATACTCGTATAACCTAAAGGTTATACTCGTATATACAATTACTATACTCGTATTACCTAAAGGTAATACTCCTATAGTAATCGTGTCGAACACCTTCGGGTTCAACCTCATTCACACTAAACATTCTCTCTCACTTAAAACATATCCCATTCTTTAACCGCGGAAGATTTTTGCACGGGGCGGAATTTTTTTATCTCACCCTACCCTACCTCTACACCTCTCTGTTAAATATTTTTAGTCACCGAAATTTTTTGCACGCACCGATTTTTTTTCAAAAATTTCTCGATTAAAAATTTCGCGGAAAATTTATAGACCATTTTCACTTTGGAGTATTTTATCGTGAAAAGAATTCCATGAGCAATCACCGATAAAATTTTTAATTATCCTAGCATTAAAATTTTTATTTGAGGGCGAATTTTTTTTCAAAAATTTTCACTACCAATTTTTTCAGAAAATTTTTTCAGA